AGATTTATTTTTTTGACAGAAGTTTCTAGCAGATTCTCTACTTCCAAAACCCCATTTTTTAAGAGCTTTAGCATATGGAGTAGGTTCTCCTTTAGCGTTCTTCATGGCACCTGACATTCCAGCGAAACCTGCAGGCAAAACTAACCCTTCTGGAGCTTGTGCCTTCAGTCAACCTTCTACCTAGTGTCTTACCAGTTTCAGCCTTATGCTTTGAACGCATTTTTTTGTTTCTTTTCTCGTACGAGCTTTCTGTTATATTAAGAGGTGATCTCATATTAATATGTCCAAAGGACGTTTTGTGATTTATCTTTATCTATATCTACATGTATAAATGTTGAGCCCATACCTATTCTACTGAATCCAACCTCTAGTAATACACTTGTCAGTTTTAATCTATCTGTAGAGTTTTTACACGCAATATCAACTGCTAATCCTTTTAAATGAGATGAACCAGGTTTACCACCTACTTTTTCATTTCTCTCAGGTGTTCTATACCCTGAGTTTATAGTTATTGACTTACCGTACTTTTTACGAACAATATCTAGCATGCTTATTAGCTCATCACTCACTTTTTTACCACTACCTTTTAGGCTTGGGCAATCAAACTCATCGTAAGTAAAGTACTTAAACTTCATTTATTAATATGCCTTAGCTCTTGAAGTGATAGGTCCTTTTACAGAGTCGCAACCACAGTCGGCTTTACTAACCTCCATACCTTGAGAACCTGAACTAGATCCTTTACCCATTGGAAAACCTTCTTTACTTAGAGGTCCATCCCATATAGCGTTTTCACCTACTTGACCGGCTAAATCTACTTTTAATTGTTTAATGTCTTTCATATTAGTATTTTTTATTACAATCTTTCTTAAACACAGGCGAAGCAAAAACTGAATTTTGTCTTTCTGGAAACGTACCATTTATTTTTTCAGAATACAATTGTGCTTGTTTTGAAAAAATTGGCCTAGCATTACCCATTGTGTTATATTGTTGAGGTGGCACGTTTGTCATCTCTTCTTGTTGCGTAGGCATCCCTGTCATAGGGTCTACTACAACCTGCTTTGCTGGTGCGTCATAACCCATTTGAGTTGGTGCACCTTTACCTTCTTTAGCTTCTATAGCTGCTTTTAATCCTTCATTTAGGTTAGCCTCTTGCTTAGCATTTAAATCTAGTGGTGTGTACATATTATCTATTTTTATCTCTATTAATGTTTCTTATTGACGTTCTTAACACTTTATCAGTGTAAGTTTCTCCTGTTATAATGCTATTTGATTTACCTGTCGGTATATCTTCTTCACCTAGCATTACTTTGTATATTCTATTTATAAGTTGCTTACACTTGAAAGATACCTTGTATATACTATATTTTATATCTTTCCTGTTTCTATGGCGCCAAACTGTTATCCAACCCTCTTTTAAAAGCCTGTTCCAACGCCTGTTATCCCAACTATAAGAGTATACACCCATTTCAAAGTCGTGCTTTGAAAATAGGTCCATACAATCAAGATATATTAATAGCTCTAAATCAGCATCATTAAGGTTGTTGTTCCTGCAAGCCCACCGTCTTATTACTCGATAGTGTTTCAACAAGTTCATATCTTTTATGTCCCTTGCTTCTAGCCTTTTCATAAAACAACAACTACGTCTTGAAATCTTATAATATGATATTTTTCACCATTATGCTCTATACCGTGCCCAGCGTGTTTATCGTAGTATATTTGATCTCCAGTTTTAATACCTTCAACCTCATTACCAACACTAACAACGTCAGCTTGTATATATCGTATATCCTCTCTTTGAGATTCAGCAAGTAGTAAACCACCTTTTGTTTTAGCAGTACCTACTTTATGTTTGTTTATTATTAAATTCCTACCTATTGCTATCATCAATCCTCAAGTTATTAATTACACAATCAGTAGATAGTATTGTTGATGCTACAGAAGCCGCGTTTCTTAAAGCGCTTTTAGTTACTAGTAAAGGATCGATAATTCCTGAGTCTATCATATTTACCATATTTCCTGTAACCACGTTTAATCCTTTACCATCAGCATCAGGCTTGTCGTATTTATCTATACCGGCATTACTTAGTATTGTTTTAAATGGAGCCTTTATTGCCTTCAATAAAACTTTCTCCCCTACTGTTTTTGCTTTTATTTTGTTTGATGCATTTAGGAGTGCAATGCCACCACCAGAAACAATACCTTCTTTTATTGCGGCTTTAGTAGCACAGATAGCGTCTTCAACCCTATCCTGTTTTTCTTTTAATTCTATTTCAGAATTTGCCCCAACCTTGACAATAGCAACCTTAGCCGATATTCTACCAAGTCTTCTTTCTAGTCTTATTATCTCGTTAGGATTTTTAGTTGTTTCTATTTGATGTCTTAAGTCTTTGACTAGTTTTTCTACATCTGGATTATTATCCTCTACTTGTATTATAGTCTCTAGGTCTGTTGTAATGCTTTTTAAGCAACTTCCTAGATATTCTGGTTGTATAAGGTCCATATCATCTCCAAGATCTTCATTTATAACTGTAGCGCCAGTTAATAGTGCTAAGTCATTTAATGTATCTTTTTTGCTTACACCATATGTAGGTGCGTTTATGACGTTTACTTTTATATTACCCTTAACCTTATTCATTGCCAGTGCCGATATAACGCTTTGTTCACAATCAGCTATGACTAATAAAGCCTTGTTATTCTTTATAACATATTCTAAAACACTTTGTATTTTTCTTATAGACTCAACTGGTGATTCTACTATTAACACTAAAGCGTTTTCAAGTTCTGCAGCTCTTTTTGTTTTGCTTGTTACAAAATGTGAGTTTACAAGTCCTTTGTCATACTCTACACCTTCGACTAATTCAACCGAAGTTTCATTATCTTCTGTAGGTTCCATTACGACAACACCTGTTAAGTCAACTAACCTAAAAGCATCACCAATTATCTTACCTAATTCAGGATCGTTGTTGGTTGATATAGTAGCTACTTGATCTAGCATGTCATCAGTTACTTCTACAGAGTTCTCTTTTAAGTAATCTACAACAGCTTCAACAGACTTGTCAATACCTTCTTTTAAATCTCTACTATTTGTTTTATCTAAGACTTCGTAAGCCTCAGTAAGTATTGCATGAGCAAGTACTGTAGCTGTAGTTGTACCATCGCCAGCCTCTTTAACAGTTTTACGAGCCGCTTCTTTTAAAAGCGTAGCTCCCATGTTTTCAACTGGATCTCTTAATATAACTGACTCTGCCACTGTAACACCGTCTTTTGTTATTATTGGTTTACCAGTGTGATCTTCTAGCATAACGCATTTACCGCTAGCACCTAATGTAGAGCTTACAGCTTTTGTTAACTTGTCTATACCCTCATAGACGTTTTTTCTAGCCTTCTCTCCGAAGTTTAGATTTTTAACTATTGCATCCATAGTTTATTTGATTAAATTTTATTTGATTGTAATATAACTAGTAATTTTATTATTACTCTTTTTATGTGTTTTTTACTATTTTATTTCAAGCGTTACACTAGTAGGCGTTATTAAGTTGTTTATTTTTTATACCCATGGTACCCCACTCTTAAGCGGGGGATTCACAATAGCTTCCTTGTTAGCTAAAGCTGCCGCGTCTATATTTGTTTCTGTTTGTAAAACAACCCCAGCCCCTAAATCATCTTTAACCCAGCTCAATACCACTTCTTCAGTAAGATCTTCGTAGGGAATATAGCCAGTCCCCGGTACACCTTCGTATTCACTAATAAACACTTTACGAGCATAACCAGGACCGTCTTTTTTCTCGCACACCGTAGTAACTTCCACTACATACCCATCTGATACTTGGTGATTCATTTCTAATACTTTCCAATTTGCCATTTGTTTTATTTTATGTCATTCTTATTTTAACTGTACTTCCAGTTCTATATAATTGTCCTACTTCAACTCCACCTGCCGCTGCCGCCGTGTCATCCGCATAAGAAGTGCTATAGAGCAAAGCCCACGCCATAATCTGCATAGAGTCACCCGCACTTGTATCGCCTGTGGATGTTGGTTTGCCCCTGAACTCCCAAGCTGTTCGTCTTATTCCATTGTTTACCCCAACCCCGAAAGCTACGGTTGATCCTACCAGTTTATGTTACTCGTCCTAAGAACACTAGGGTCAGAGTATTGCCCTAGAATAATGTATTGTCCGTAGCGGGTTTATTTTCTCTACCAATTAAATAAGTTCTTTGTGCACTTAAAACATCGTTATTATCCCCTATTGCAAATGATTTAAAATTAATATTATCATTTCCAAAACCAAATGCATATGCTTTTTCAACAGCAGATATACTATTGTTAGTACCAACGGCCACAGATGCAGAAGCTGCGATTGTATTAGACTTTCCAAAAGCATAGGACTCATTGCCAGTAATTGCATTTTGTTGACCAACTGAATATGTTCTATCAGCAGTAGAACTACTACCAGCACCAATAATATAAGCTCCTTGATTGTCGCTGTTTACAATATTAGACGTACCTAAACAAAGTATACGATCACCTTTTACATCGTTTAAGTGCCCAAACACCATCATAGACCCAAAACCATCACCTGTTTCTGTAACTATATTTCTGTCACCTAAAACAATAGTGTCAATAGAATCTACAGCGTTTTCTCTACCAATTACAAATTGTCTTGGAACGCCTGAAGAAGTAATATTATCAATACCAGCCACAAAGCTAGTTCCGCTATTCGTTTGATTGTTTTGCCCAACAGTTAATGAATAACTACCTTGAACTTGATTAGATAAACCTATAATAGCTGAGTCCACAACACCTGTCGGGTCCATCACAACGTTACCAAGTCCTACAGCTAAAACTCTTGCTGTGCCACTAGCAAAGCCATTTTCGTTACCTACAGCTAAAACTCTTGCTGCGCCACTAGCAAAGTCATTGCCGTTACCCACAGATAAAGTATAGTTACCTTGTGAACCAACGTTAGGTGACCCTATAGTAATATTGTTACCCATATGTTGTTTAATAGCAGAGTTACCTAACACCCCGTTTGGCCCATCTGACCATAGTGGTAAAGATCCGTTTGTGCCTGTTCCTGTTACTTGACCAGTGTTACCAGCATCAACATAACTTTTTGTTGCTGCATCTTGCGGATCTGTAGGGTCTAATAGATCTATTATTTTACCAGACGCGTTCATATCGATATCATCTGTTAAAGCTAGTGGTGTATTTACTTCAACACTTGAAGGTGTTACCTTAAAAGCCGTAACACCGAGGTATTTACTAGAGAACTCAGCGTAGTTACCAAAATTAACTCTCCACGCATATGTGGTATTCTCTGATTCTACATCACCTATTTCCCATAAAGGATTTATATTACCGCCAGCATAGTCTTCTGCCTGAATTCTAGCGAATACGTAGCCATCGTTAAACTTATATTCAAAAGCCTTAGCGTCGGTAAAAGTGACTGGATCATCAAACTGATTTTTTGTATACAAATTTAATGTATAGTCAGAATAAGTGGAACCACCAGAAGCATCATCAATCCAACCACCTATATAAACTATACCTTCTCTTACATCTGTAGAGCCATATGTTGCTTTTACCGCGGTTAATGCAGGTGCTTTTAGATGAGAGTTTGGCATGTTTGGATATGGGTTCACGCCAACAGTTAGACTACCAAGTATATTAGCACTTCCACCAACCTCAAAAAATTCAGCAACAGTTGCCGATGCGTCTACACCAAGGCTGCCCTCAACATATACCAGTTTTCCAGAGCTTACACTTGGGTTAAGGGTCTGAATAATCCAAGAATCACCTATAGCTTTAGTTCCTGTAAATACTGGTATAGTACCTACTGTACCGTTTACATTATCAGGTACCAAGTCAACTATCGACTGCAGCGTGAAGTTTTTTGTTTGCTTACCAGTTGTATCAGTACCTATCACTAGATCACCAGCTTCAACAGCTGATGCTACTGGATATGAATATATTATTGCCATGTTTTATTTTTTTGATTATTCTCTGTCGTTCTTTGTGCCATCTCCGCTATCTCCTCTGTTGCTACCAGTTGGTACTCTTTTAGTTTTACCTAATTTACCACCAATATGGTGTATATCTGTGCTACTATTCTGCCCTATTCTTTGATTTTCTGCCTTTTTCTCTTTTCTCTGCAAAGCATTTGTCGATGTTCCCTCTCCAGATTTAGAGCATGTACCATTATCTTTGTTCCATACCCATCCTTTAGCATAACACACGTCTCTAGCAGCCTTTCTAGCACGCCCAGTAGGTGATAACTTTTGTATAGGTCCTCCCTTTTTCTTTGGTTTAGCCATAATTCTATTTATTATAGTATATATACTCACATAAAACAGCTATTTTTTACAATAATGTGACAATAGCCCCTTACTATATACTCTATAAGGCTAATGTCATAGTTTTCGTTAGATATATAGGGGTAAAAGTGTTACACCTCTTTTTTCACCAACGGCCCCTGATCACAAAATCATTTTCATTTAGCCCACGGCCCCACATTTTTTACGTTTTTCGTTTTACGTTTTACGTTTTGCCTCGTAGGATCGATCCATACTGTGATCATCGATCATTTTCGTAGAGCTGATTTCACAAACATAACACATATGATCATGGATAATATATATGTAAGCAATTAAGCTCTACATCTAAATCACAAAATATGTCATACCTTACCACAATTGATAAGATCTCAATGAGTCTTCACCAAAAGCTTTACGCGGAGCTTGATCATGATCAACGCGGATCAGTCGAAGAGATCTTCTTCGGTCCAATCCCTGAGCTCAAGGCTTGGGCAGCTCGTAACGATTTCGATCTATCCAGGAAATCTTGATCGAATTATCGTAAACTACTTACAAACAAAATAATATATATAATGGATAATATATATGAAATAAATAATTAATAATAACTAAATAAAATAAATAAATTATGTCAATCTTAAAATCAAAAAGATTTGTTGTTCGCAAATCATTAATCGGAAAAAATCAAATCATTGAAGTAACATTCAAAAACGGAAAAGTTTCAAAGTACAATCACGACGATGTATACAATGTTATGAAACCAAAACTTGAAACAATGAACTGTTGGGCTAAGTATAAATCATACACTTCATCAACTTCAATGCCTGTAGTTACAAGATCATTAATCATAACTGATTAAGATCTTACTACAAACAAAACGAAATCCAACTTGGATAATATAAATGTAAATAAATAATAACTTAAATAATTAACAACTATGCAAAAATTAATCAACCAAATCTTAACTCACAAAAATCTATTTCACCCTTCAACTACAATTACACCAGAACACTTAAAAAACAATTATCTAAAAAATCACCTAATTTCAATTAATAATATTCAAAACCTAAAACAAAATTTAGCACAACTAAATAATATAATAAACTAATAATAATAAACTAATAATAATAAACTAATAATAATAAAACTAATAATTATGATAATAGAAAAAATGATCACAGGGATCTCAAACCTCAACAAATTTTATGATACACTGGATCAATCAAAAATAATAGACTTCTCAGAATATTGTGATCACAGAGATGATGATCAAGAGAAAAATGAATATGTTGTACAAATCAAATTTAATCCTAGAAAACAATGGTAGTATCATTTAAAATTGATCAAGACAATGATCTTTATGAATTGACAGTGGACAATAAAGTATATACAATCTATGATGTGTATGATACTAAACAAACTGGAAAACTGTGGGATGATCTCAACATGCTAGTTGATGAGCATCTGTAAACTGTGACAATAGCCTGTTACTATCTTAATCTAATAGGCAAATGTCACACTTTTTGAGAAACTAAGTTTAGTGTTCCATTGCAGGCCTGATTCTGAAACAAGATCGGAAGAGTAGACTCCGTCCTACGAGAAACTTTCTGTATTGTACAAGAAGAGAAAGAGTATTATACTTCTGTAACTATTTTTACTAATAAATAATTATACACCTTTTACAAACAAAATAAATTAAGTATTGGATAATATTAATGAAAATAAATAATAATAATAAACTTTAAAAAATAATAACTATGTTTTTAATAAATAAATACCAAATTAAACAAACTACTAACTTATTAACTAATAATTATATTAATATTATAACTTTAAATAATAAACTTAAAATTATTAATAATCCTTCTAATATTGATATTCCAAAACTATTAACTAAAAACTTTATAACTTTTAAAACTATATAAATTTTACAAACAAAATAATATTCCATTTGGATAATATAAATGTAACAAACTAATAATAATAATAATAATAACTAAATAATTTTAACTATGTCAACTTTAATTTCAAAAAGATTTGTAATCAGAAAATCTCTAATCGGTAAAAATCAGTTAATCACTGTCAACTTCAAAAATGGTAAAACAGTTACCTACAATCACGATAAAGTGTATGAAGTAATGAAGTCTAAACTGGAAAATATGGCGTGCTTCATTAAGTACAAGTCTTACACTTCTTCAACTAGTGTACCAGTGATCGCTCGAGAAGTACTAGAAAAATAGTACTCTCAGATCAAACAAGTCGTAACGGTTTCACTCTGCATTTTGACTACGTGAGCTCTACTTTGTGAGGTGGTTCGATTCCACCAACGACTACTAACTAATAAATAATAAAACTATGTGTACAAAATCATATACCTTACTAAAAATATCAAGAAGAATATTCAAGAAAGACTTTAACGAACTAACTAGTGATCAAAGATCTCAAGTAATAGATATATACTATGACTTCTACTAAACTATAAACTATGCAATTTATACTAAATCTACCTAATGGTAAAAAAATAGATATGTCAAGCGATATACTATTACAAGTGGAAGGTAAGATCTCTCGATGCGAGATACTTACAAGAATTAACTTTTATAAATCTACTAATAATGACTAAAACTTACAGAAATATAGAGTATACTTATATACTAAGCGAGACTTGGAATGGTATCAAGTACGATAACTATCACTGCAATGACAGAAACTTACTAGATGGCTTAGAAACAAGTATGTTTACTAAACTAAGCGAGCAAGATATGCGAGATGAAATAGATCACTTGATCGATCAAAGACAAGATCTATTACAAATACAAGATCTAGTGCACGAAGCGCGAAGAGATTGGTATTCTAATACATACTCAGGTGAGTATACAGGCGATTAAGAATTACAAACAAATAATAATAACTATTGGATAATATAATAAACTAATAACAATGATAAAATTTTCACACAAAGTACTATTAGTACTAAAAAAAGCAAACAAAGTATTAACTAAACTAGGTAGCGCTGCTGCTTGGGCGATAAAAAACTAATTATGAGAAATATACAACTTACAGAAAGCGATTGTACCTTTGTACACTATGTACTAAGAATGTACGCAAGTCAAACTAGTGGATTAGATCATCAAGACAAAGTAGAAATACAAGAAGTCGCTGCTAAATTCAAGTAGTATGAGTCTATTCTATTGGTCAGAAGAAACTATAAGTTACTTTAAATTTATAAGTAGCTATTTAAGCAAAAAACAAACTGTTCGTAAGATCGAGCTATTTGTAGAAACGGACTGTATTCCTGCAGAGGAAGAGACTGAAGACATGTTAGTACAAGATCTAATAAATGAGATATACAAGTAGAAAATTACAAACAAAATAATATTTCTATTGGATAATATAAATGTAAATAATAAATAATAAACTATGCAGAAAATTAAATTTAAAAATTCAAGTACAATAAAACTCAACGGTGTTGTCTTCAAAGGCTATACTGTAGGTAATCTACCTAGAAAGTTTGCTTTCATCTATAACGAGGATGAAGACAGAGAAGGTATAACTCAATGGTTCAACTACAAAGGTTTAACTTATATTCAAAAACCTGAGAGTATATGGACGTAGTATCTAACCCGAGAACTATGAAAGAGCTACTAGCTTACTCGGAACTACAGAAAAAATCACGAGCAGACGGGCATAGACGTGCTGTTCGAGCAAACGGTGTATGTGGTGGACTAACTGACAAAGAATACAATAGTATTACAACTCGTCAGAAATCTAACTTCGCAAAAGCTAGAAAGTTCACCCACAACCGTATGTGGCAAGAAACTCACAAGAAGTTTGACACAAAGCAATTACTAATAATAAAAAAGACACTATAATGAGTAAAACTAAATTTAATGGATTTGAAAAGTATTTCATCCAAACAGCGTTAAAACACGCTATCGAAGAAGCAGAAAAAGATGTATTAGCAGCTGAAGCTGATGGTAAAAGATCTATATATGCACCTGGTTATTTTACTTTAGTAGGTAACGAGATCATAGATAAAGTAAACAGTATGACACTTAAAAAATACCAAGACTAATGAGCGATTCAGTAAAAAAATGGCATGAGATCCAAGAAGATCAACAAAGTTTGTCAGAGGAAAGTATAGATTCTATTGCTATGCAAATGGATCTTAAGATGTGGGAAAGCTTTAGTGATATAATACAGAACACCGTAGACTATGATCAAGCTATGCGCATAACAGATAAAGATATATTATTAATCAAAGAACAAGTTAAAAAATTCTTATAATGAACGACGAACCAGTTAAAAACCCGTGGGATTTAGTATACGAAGCGTATAAAGACCACTATTCAAGAAAACAGATAGATGAAATGCTGTTTAATGAAGTACAAGAACTAATAAATCAATTATAGATATGAAAGAGTGGATGAAACAAGATACTAGAATTAACGGATGGGATTTCGAATACGTAGAAAATGACTACGACGATAGGTTTTTTCAGTGTAGAGGTGATGTGTTCTATGACGATGACCATGATGAGATACCAGAACCAAGTTTATGGGATGCAGCGATAAAACTAGAAGATGAACTAACTAAAGCTGGTGTTAAATGTGAAGCTAACCATTCAGAAAAAGGTTGGGTTGAAGTAACAATATTAAACCAAAAGTAATGAATAAGTTTAAAACAAATAAATTAACTATAAAGCAATTCAATGAAAAGTATGGTGTTGACGCATTTCAACTTGCACTTGATAACGGATTTGACAAAGATGAACTACTAGATGAAATAATATATGAGTAAGATGAAAGAAATAGACGAAATAGCACAAGGTATTGCTGACGTAACTAAGGAATTAATGGAAGACAGTATTGATTGGCAAATAGCAGATCAACCCGTTAACGGAGATGAATATAACGAACTCCACGATATGGTTATGTTCTTAGCTATCGAGAAAATGTATATGTCTACTAAGAGAAAGTATTATGAAAAACAAGAATAAGATAATATACATAGACATGGACGGTGTCCTTGTTGATCTACAAACCGAGCTAAATAGAACAGGTTGGCACTCAAATATATTTAAAGACTTACGACCTATAGGTTATGCGGTTGAAGCATTTAAAAAGTTATGCGAAACCGATGGCTTTGATGTTTATATACTATCCACTGCTCCATGGGGTATGCCTGAATCATGGACTCATAAGAGAATGTGGGTAAGTAAACACTTAGGTAAACACGCTTATAAAAAGTTGATCTTATCTAACCACAAAAACTTATTAAGTGGAGATTACTTGATAGATGACAGAACGGCTAACGGTGCGGGTGAGTTCAGTGGCGAACTTATACAGTTTGGTAGTGATAAATTTCCTGATTGGTCAAGTGTATTAAATTATTTACAAACAAAATAAAATTACTACTGGATAATATATATGTAACAAATAAAAATAATAAACTATGTACTGTAAATGCGGCGACGAAGTCCACCCTTACCGATTAAACTTAGGATATAAGACATGTCCACCCTGTTCTGAAGTAAAAAAACATTCTTATGTTCCAATTACTTACCATAAAACAGGTAATACAATTCAAATAGTAAGTCAAGAGCTAAGTGCGCTTGTACATAAATCACAAAGACGAAGATAATATGAATACACTAACACATTGGCAAGCTCGCCGAAAAGAGCTAGAAGACAAGTATGTAGAGTTAATGCTTGCTAAGTACCCACTACTAACTGATGTAACTACAAATACACAGCGTAAAAACGGAACTAGAACGTTTCAACTTAACCACAAAAAGTATGGTTTATGTAAATTCGCTACATACAAATCAGGTATGGTTCGTAAAATAATAAGAAGTAGGTTTAATGATTTATCTTGCTACCAAATAAATCCTCAAAGACCAACAACTAGTTATTATATGACACTTAGTGACAATAGCGAGTTAAATGTGAGCTCTTGCACAGGTGTACAAAGAGTAAAAATAACTAACGGCCTTGCTAGATTAGTGTATCTAGAAAAATACTTAATAAGAAACTACGACTTAGACTCAGTGCAAGATGTAATCGAAGTTGATGGTGTATTATATAAAAGAATATAAACACGGTGGAGGGCTTAGTACGGCTACGGTATTTTAAGTGGTTAAGCTAACGAAGATCCTCTAAGGTAGTAAATAGCTAGACGAGTAGCTTAATTAGGTATGATTAAAGGCGACTAAGCACAGCGAGAAGTCTAACGACGAGGTACAGCGTGACGTCGGCTCGATGACTACACATAAGCGAATAGCTAGCGGCAACTAGGTATGGTTGCGATTACCGGGGCATTAGCTCGATCGTGGTGCGCATACTACTGACGAGTATTGAGGTTCGATTCCTCAACTAGTTACTAAAAGAGTTTTACGGTATATAGCTCTATCTAAATAAGAAAACCGATGGCGACAGATACGATTAACGATCACATAATAGCCGGCAACTAGGTCAGGTTTAGTACTGAAATATGTAAACGTCTTCACGAGCATATAATGACTATGGCTACCGACGGGTATGAGGTTCGATTCCTCACTAGTTACAAACAAAATTAAAATAAAGTTGGATAATATAAATGTAATTAAATAAATAAAAATGGCAAGATTAACAATTTACGAAAGGCTAAGGCCTGAAATCAAAGAAGCTCTAGCTTCGCAAGAAGAAAAATACAGTACATCTGTAAGACTAATTATAGCAAAGTTAAACAGCACTACGTTCTACAGTGACTTGACTATAGGTGACGTTAGCTCGTTATATACATGGGCTGATATAGAATTCTTTAGAGTTTCTACATGGGATTTTAAACATGGTGATAACATTTTAATATCAGAGACAGATGACTAAGTATATAACAGATAAGTTAATAACTGAGAAAATGGCTGAAAAAGGCTGGATCGAAGGTTGCGATGATGAGCACGCTAGAAACCAAGTGCTTGCACACTACGAATGTGAAATAACTGATCAATGGCGAAACCCTGACTTCAGTGTATACGAAGAATCAACAGCTGATGGTTACTCTGTGTGGATTGCTACTGCTAATGACAAAAGTATAAATGTTAGTGAAGACGTATACTACTATGAAAGCGAACTTACAGATGTGTTATACGAAGCAATACCTGACTACAATCAGATATACTGTGACAACTATGACTTTGTTGAAGATGCTATCACTAGACACTACGAAGATCTATTATGTAGAATCGAAGACGAAATTATAGATGAGCTACTTGATGAAGGTTATAGCCATAAAGTAGTTAACCCTATAAATACACTGCAATACATAGAGATGATCTCTCAAGACGATCAGTTTAACAAAGATCTACCTAAACTATATATAGGAGCTATAAATCTAACAGTAGATGAAGACTATAGGTACTTAAACTATGCTAGTCAAATAATTAAAGACAGAGCAAGGTATGAGATTGTAGCTAATCATTATGGTCTAACTATCGAAAGAGCCATTAAAGGTGAATTAATATTTAAAGAATTAAAAAATGAAAACTAAAGAACAAACAGTACCTAAGTGGTTTAAAGGTATGATTTACGACAAAGGTGAATTAGTAACAAACCCTTTCAGTGGAGATAGCTACGAGCTTAGTGCTGTCGAGCTATCAATGTATGACTTCATAATGGGTAGTCAATATGTAATGGAGGTAGCACCTAAAACAGTTACTGAAAAACAAATTAACGAGTTTCATAAAGCATTATCTTGGTTTCGCAAGAATAACGTTGAAGCATATATGGTATTACTAGATTAACTATGAACTTACTGACTCAAAATACTAAATTAAAAAAGACATCAAAAGAACTCGGGCTTCGGGTCTTTAACTTCGGTATTCCTGCCTACAAATCTGCTAGCGGGAAACTGACGTGCCCCATGGCTGACAGTTGTGTTAAATTCTGTTATGCCAAGAAAGGAGCCTACATCTGGAGTAACGTAAAACCTGCGTTTGAAAAGCGTTATCAACTCAGCAAAACTGACATGTTTGTTGATGCTATGAACGCTGAAATACGTAAGAAGAAACCTGATTACGTCAGAGTCCATGATAGCGGCGATTATTACTCTCGCGCATATCTAAAAAAGTGGATCGACATTGCTAATAGCAATCCTAACGTACGGTTTTACAGTTACACTAATATGATTGATATGATGTTAAAAACCTCATTACCAGATAATTATGATATAATCTTCTCTGACTCAGGGAAACAAAAACATTTAATAGATGAAAGAAAACACAGGCATACCAAAATATTTAAAAGTAACGATGACCTTAATAGCGCTGGCTATACTGATGCGTCTTCTATTGACCTACATGCTACAAGATGGTTTAACAACACTGTAAAAGTAGGATTAGTATTTCATTAATTTACAAACAAAATTTATTCACTAATGGATAATAAACTAAATATTAACAATTAAATTAAACACTTATGAACAGATTAGTATTACCAATGCAGACTGTAGATGTTAACTCTACAGCAATTGACAGAGCAAGTTACAAGTACGATAACTACAGACTTACTCTTACGTTTAACAATGGCGGTCGCTATAATTACGAAGGCGTACCGAATCATGTCTTTGAAGGTTTAAGATCTTCACAGTCTAAAGGTAAATTTATTAACAAATATATTTTACCAGTTTACAAGTTTAACTACGCTAACTAAATGACAGACAAAGAGTTAGATATTCTAGCTAACAAAGTTGCTGATATTATTCTAACTGCTTTACAAAAAAAGCAAGACGAATGGGATCAGCAATTTAATGTTAGTGTCGAGCAAGAGACAAAGGAACTAGTGCTTGAAGAGATATACCATTGGAAGGGAGAATTAAAGAGAGCTGAAGAACAAGAAGATTATGCTAAAGCTGCTCTTATACATGGAAAAATAAAATACTTAGAAAATAAAATAAAAGAATTATGATAAAACCTATGCTCGCATACAAAGTAGACAAGAAACCTGTCGACTGGTCCGAGAAAGTTTTCTTACAACCTAAGCTAGATGGCGTGCGTTGTATATTTACCAAAGACGGTGCTTACTCACGTACAGGTAAGGAGTTCAAAAATGTAAGACATATAACTTATGATCTACAAGACTTCTTTTCTAAACATCCGTTCACTGTACTAGACGGTGAGCTTTACAACCACGCGTTGAGCAATGACTTTGAGAAAATTATATCTTTAGTTAGAAAACAAACTCCAACTGAAGACGATATGAGAAATGCACAACACCTTGTACAGTATCATGTTTATGATACTATTGCGGAAGGTCCTGTGTATGAACAAAGATTTAATTGGCTGACTACAAATCTACCTATAGCTGCTTCATTAACTCTTATTAAAAATACATTAGTCAGTAGTTATGATGAAGCTAAGATGTTACATAATGTACACTTGGCTCAGGGCTATGAAGGCTCTATACTTAGACTGAATAAAAGATATGAACAAAAACGTTCTTATAACTTACAAAAGTTCAAAGACTTTCACGACACTGAAGCTACTATTGTAGACTACGTAGAAGGTAAAGGTAAGCGACAAGGCACGCTTGGTAAGTTTATAATGCTAGATGACGAAGGTGTACGGTTTGGTTGTCCACCAGGCAAAGGCTACAACTACAAGGATTTAGCAGACATACTCATTAACATTAATGACTACATAGGTCAGCGTGCTACCTTTACTTACTTCGAACGTACTAAGGCTAATAGCTACAGGCATCCGTTCTTCAAAACAATTAGAAATTATGAGTAAGTTAATATGGAAATTATATAACGAAAACATGATAAGCAAGGAAGTAGCTATGATTTTATTAGATAAACATTACGAGTAATTATGAATATATTTTATTTACACAGAGATCCAGTTAAAGCTGCTAGAATACAATACAATAAGCATGTAGTTAAGATGATCTTAGAATCAGCTCAGATGCTTTGTACTGCGCATCATCATTATGCGGAACTAAATTACCCTATGGTAGAAGTTCCGTATAAGAAAGCGCATTATAATCATCCATCGACTATATGGTGTAGGCAAAATGCTAAACAGTATATGTGGTTGTATAAACACATGCTAGCATTAGGAGAAGAATATACTAAAAGATATAACAAAACACATTTAACAATTAAGAAATGCAAAGAAGTTTTAAAACAATTACCTCTAGGTATGCCGGTGGGTACTTTTACAGAACCTCCTCAATGTATGCCAGAAGAATACAAGGTGCAAGACGATAGTATATCAGCATACTGGAACTATTATGAAAATGAAAAACACAAAATAAAAAATAAAGATGAGCAGAAAATTATACGTACACAACTTGACAACCAACTTTAGAGGCATGAAGGATAAGATTGAAAATCTTAAAAAAAATAAAACTAAGAAAAAGGGTACTGTGACAACAGCCCATAAGATTATATAGTAAGGGGCTAATGTCATATACAAGAAACATAAAATATTTAGTAAACAGAGGCATCGTATATAGACAAGACCCTATAAGCGATATACCTACTATAGAAACTGAAAAGTATATGTTCTTTGAAAATGGTACTTATGAATGCTACACATTATTTAACACCAACGCTAAGATAACCTCTTACAAAAGTCTTAAATGGCATTTGTATGTTTTATGGTATTTAAATACCACTATGAATCAAGATCAGTTTGATAACATGGCTAAAGTTATATGTGATAAAAAAAATGGATTTGTTACCTTTGATATTAGCTCTTGGCACTATGAAAAAATAGTATATGATGTATTAATGAGTGATCTTGATGAACCACCTAGAAATAAATTACGTAAAGTTATATTTAAAGATCATAACATGCTGACTGTCAGTGAGAAACTAAGTATAGTCGGTAAGTTAATAGGTAAAACTAGTAATGTAGATAGTGAAGCAATTTACCAATGTATGTTAGATATTAACGAGTTTGGCAAGAAAATAACTATAAGCGGTCTAGCTGGTTTGCTTGATTGCTCAACTAGAACTATATACAGAAACATGAACAATACATTGAAGAAAGAAAAAGAATTATTAAACCAACAATTATGAGACAAGACTTTAACGAGTGGATGGCTAAGATAGGTAATATACATTACGCTAACGATAATTTAATGGCTAAAGCTTTTGAAAAAATAGATCAATATGAAGAAATATAATGTACAGAATTATATAAGATATAAAACAGATGTTAAAACATCTATAGCTAATCTTGAAGGTAAGTTCTGGGATGAATACACTAAAGACGAACTTATAATAAAGTTTATGCCTTTAGTAGAAAATTTAGCTAGAAAGTTTTCAACCAGCGATCAAGCCTCTGGAATACTAAGTATTAATGACTTAATACAAATAGGTAACGAAGCATTAATCAAGGCTGTAAATAAAATAGATTGGTTAGTTATAGATGAATCACCTGATGTTGAAAAAACTTTAAAATCATTTTTAAGTAAGAGAATTAAAGGTGCAATACGTAGAAGAATAGATATAAACAAAGGCGGTATGAGAATACCAGAGCATAAACTAAACGAGATACGTAAAAATCCCGACAACGAAGACTTAAGTAAAATATTTATAACTAGTATGTTTGCTTCATTAGATAATAAGCATACAAGTAAAAGTAATACTTATAAGAACGACGATGTTGAAATGAGTTATGATGTTGCGGATGAATCTGAATCTTACAATATAGATTTAATGAATGCATATCTTATGGGTATAATGAAACAATACTTAAGCAATGCTGAGTATGAAGTAGTAAGACTGAGTTACGGTATGGACTGTGACAAGCACTCAGCTAAAGAAATAGCTGTTAAGTTGAATATAACTGGAGTTAGTAATTATGTGCGAATATCTGAGATAAAAAAGGCTGCAATAGACAAGTTAATAGCCAATGTAGATAGCTCGCAAGTGATTGACTTCCTGTAAGTTAAGTGAAAAAATTTATGTAAAACTTAAAATTAATATGTAATTATATATGTATAGACTAATATGAAATTAAATACCTTAAATGACAAACTGGCGTCAGTCCAGACAAGATTTAAATCGAAGAAAAGTAGGTTTAATTCATTCGGCAAGTACAACTTCAGATCAGCCGAAGACATCCTAGAAGCAATAAAACCCTTTCTGTTAGAGTTAGGAGTTAGTGTAAGAATCAATGAAGAAATTATCAGTGTTGATCCATTACCAATGATGCAGTCAACCGCTACAATTAGTGACGGTGATAATGCTATACACGCTACTGCTATAGTTGGCGTAGACTTAAATCAAAAAGGTATGAATGTACCTCAGCAATTTGGTAGTGCATCCTCGTACGCAAAAAAATACGCGTTAGGTAATCTATTCTTGATTGACGACACTGCGGACAGTGATGCAACGAACACTCACGGTAAAGCACCGAAAGCTAAAAACACGTTAACCTCAGAAAAAGATCCAGCTTATCCAAAAGCAGTGGAGTTTATTAAAAAAGGAGGTAAGTTATCAGCTATAAAAGCTAAATACAGTATCTCTAAAGAGATAGAAACTAAATTAACAACTTTATAATATGGATGATTTAACAAGAAAAGATATATTAGAAAAGCTTAAAATAGATGAGCATTACTATGGAGAGTTTGGTCAACAGTTTAGAAGTAATTCTGATATATCTACATTGTTAAAAAACCCTTTAGCCCTTAACCAACGTCAAGGTACTAATATTAATTTCTTAGTTGGTGGTTATTTCCACACGGCTATATTAGAGCCAGATAAACTAAAGAATTTTAAAATAGTGGAATCTACGACAAGAAATACAAAGGCTTATAAGGAGATTTCAGGCGGTGAAATGTGTCTACTACAACACGAGGTAGACAAGACAGAATTACTAATTGATACAATGAAACAGAACAAAGTTTGTATGGATCTAATCAATGGTATTAATGTCGAGTATGAACAACCTGGAGTTAAACAGATTGAAGGGTTATGGTGGAAAGGTAAAGCAGATATCGTTAACCACGATGAGAAATTAGTTATTGATCTTAAAACAACAAGTGATATATCAAAATTCAGAAGCTCAGCTTTTCGTTATAACTACGACAGTCAAGCGTACATTTATCGAAGACTGTTCGGCTATGACTTAGTGTTTATAGCTATAGATAAGAACACACATCAAATAGGAATATTCGACTGTTCAGATGCTTTCTATGAAAGCGGTTTAGATAAAGTACAAAGAGCTGTAGATCAGTACAAACTGTTCTACGAAACACCGGATTTCGATCCACAACAATTTTTTATTAACAAGACTTTATAACAAAAGGAAATTATGGCAAGTATTATTAAAGCAAACATCAACTTAAATGAAATACCTAAAGACAAGATCTACAAGGGTAAAAAAGGTAACTATTTACCAATTACAATAACAATCAACGATGAAGTTGATAACTACGGTAACCAAGGACCTGTAGTAGTAGAACAGTCTAAGGAAGAACGTGAGGCTAAAGCTCCAAAGGTTTATTTAGGTAATGTAAAAGTTGTATGGACTAATGGTGACAATGTTGCTGCAGCGCCTAGAGATGGTCAACCGCAACAAGCGGCTCCACAGTTAACTGCTCAAGAAGATGATTTACCGTTCTAATGTATAGAAATAACGGAGAGACAGCGTGTCAGATTTGTCATGCTGGAATGGACATAGAAGAATTTGAATTCTGCGACATATGTCCTCATTGTAGAGATGGAGATTAACAATTAAATTAAATTAAATGCAGACAACAGAGATCAATGGATTTGCTATTGAAAATTTCAATCAGCATGGCCTAGAAGAGGGTAAAAAACAGGGTACATGCCCTTTATGCTCTCACAATAGGAAACCCAAAAATCAAAAAGCAAAATGTGCTTCTTATGATTGGGAACGGGGTCTCGGTACTTGTCACAACTGTAACAAATCATTTCAATTACACACCTATCAGCGTAAAGGTAAAGCTGAGAAAGTATATATAAAACCTGAAGTCAAAACAAATCCAGAAAAACCTGAGTTTGTAAGTGATAAGGTTATAGGATGGTTTGAAGCAAGAGGTATATCAGCTCAGACTCTTATTGATTTACAAATCAGTGAGGGTCCTGAGTGGATGCCACAGACCGGTAAAACCGAGAATGTTATAAAGTTCAATTATTTTATGGGCGGTGAGTTAACAAACGTTAAATACCGAGATGGAAGAAAGAACTTTAAATTATATAAAGGGGCTGAGAAAGTCTTTTATAATATAGATAGTATTGTAGGCTATGAATATTGTGTTATAGTAGAGGGCGAGATGGACGTGTTAGCGCTGCATGAAGCAGGTATCACAAACGCTATATCAGTTCCAAATGGTGCTACACTTAACTCTAACAACTTAGACTACTTAGATAGTTGTATTGATTACTTTGAAGATAAAGAAAAGATTATATTAGCTGTAGACTCTGACGAAGCTGGACAAGCATTGCAGACAGAGTTAATTAGAAGGCTAGGATCTGAGGTTTGTTTTCTATCAACATTTGAAGACTGTAAAGACGCAAATGAATACTTACAAAAATATGGCAAAGAAAAACTTACAGAAAGAATCACTGGCGCGAGGCCCGTACCTCTTGAAAACGTTACTACGTTCAGAGATATCGAGGATGAAGTCACTGACTTTGTTCGTAATGGTTTTAAGCCTGGCTTCCAAATTGGTTTACAGAACTTTGACGATATATTTTCTACGTATACTGGTCAATTTATTACTGTCACTGGAATACCTTCTTCAGGGAAGTCGGATTTTGTGGATCAAATGGTTGTTGGCTATAACGCAAACTACGGTTGGAAAACAGCTTTCGCATCTCCAGAGAATGTACCGACATATCTACACGCTCATAAATTAATGCGTAAGACTTGGCAAGGTATGCCAACTAAAGAAGATATCGGTGGAGATAAATGGAATCAAATAGCAGATCATTGTAATAGTAATTACTTTCACATTGATATGGAACGTTATACCCTAGAGTCAGTGCTTAAAAAAGCTGCTGAGCTAGTTAAACGTAAAGGTATTAAATGCCTAGTTATTGATCCGTTTAATAAAGTTAGAGACGTAGACTGTAAGACAGAGGATGTTAACCGTTATACAATGGAGTATCTCACTAAGATAGAAACATTTGCTAAGAAGTTTGATGTACTTGTATTTATCGTAGCGCATCCAACTAAAATGTACAAAGACAAAGATGGTAAGATTGAAGAGCCTACAATGTATAACATTAAAGGTGGTGGTGAATGGTACGATGCATCTTATCACGGTTTGTTAGTACATAGAGATTATGAGAACAAAACAGTTAAAGCTAAGGTGCTTAAAATAAAGTTTCAAAACCTCGGTGAGAACGGAGCTGAAGCACATTTTAAATGGGAACCAAGATCAGGTTGTTTTCTACCTCATGAACCTTTAGATGTATCAGCTGATAAAATGCCTTGGGAATAAATGGGTAAGAAAAAGTCACCATGGGATATGGGTGATTATACTCCGACAAACGAAGAGGCTGAAGCTATGAGATGGTGTGTAAGAAACCAAATATACATATCGCCAGTAGCTATAAGAGAGTCTAGATGGACTATAGAGATACTAAATAACGGTAAGACTAGTACAGATCCAAACAACTATAAAAAGTTAGATATATGGATCAAGATGTACAGCTACTATAAATATTATTACAATAAATATGAAAACAAGATTTAACAATGCTAATGAAGCATATGAAGGTGTTATAGATGAAATACTGCAAAAAGGTATTGACTTTGGTGATACAAGGGCTATATTCAACTGTGGTTTTTATATAGATAATCCTTCAGATAAAGTTATAACAAATGTTGAACGTAAGTGGAATAAAAAATACGCCGCAGCTGAATGGGCTTGGTATTTATCTGGTGATCCTAGTATTGACAAATTAGGAGAATTATATGGTAGTATACCACCTATATGGGAACGTATGGCAAATGAAGATCGTAAGGTTAATTCTAATTATGGTTACCAATGGCAGCGTAGAAATCAATTAGATAATGTCGTTGATATACTTAGAAGAGATCCAAGCACTAGACAAGCAGCTATATCTATATATGATGCTAAAGAAATAAGTGACTACGGTTATGACACGCCATGTACTTATGCTGTGCAATTTACGATCATAAACAATAGACTGTGTATGTCAGTTTATATGCGTTCTAATGACATCTGGTACGGTTTCTGTAATGATCAGTATCAATTTGCATCATTGCAGGAAATGGTTGCAGACAGGCTGTCTATTGAAACGGGCTGGTATTATCACCACGCTCATAACATGCACCTATATAATAATAAACTATAAAATTATGTATTATTTATACCACATACCTGGTAAAAAGATCGGTGTTACACGTGATCTTAATAGTCGGGTAACTATCCAACAGGGTTACAGACCAGACGAATACGAAGTTCTACTTACTAGCGATGATATAGATTATATATCTGACAAGGAAATAGAACTTCAAAAGTCTTATGGCTACAAAGTAGATATAAAACCATATAAAAAACTATTTAATCAAATGAATATAAACGCAACAGAACAAACATCAACATTTCCAGTGCCTTTAAATAAGCTTAAAGGACAACTTATGGATAATATAGGCTTAAAATGGTCAACCAATAATGGAGTATTTAGCTTAGACAATCAAACTATTGACTGGATAGTTAAAAACGCTAGAACATCTATGTTTAACGTAAACAGATGTTATATATATAATAAAGCATACGCTAATAAGTTTATAGAGCAAAATACAGAATCAAACAGGTTTGATGATATACGTCAATGGGCTAGAGACAAGGGTATATATAAATCAGGTGATGCCAGAACTCAGTTTGTGAAACTTATGGAAGAGGCTGGTGAGCTTGCTCAGGCTATATTAAAGAACGATGAACCTGAAGTAATAGATGCTATTGGCGATATGGTTGTTGTATTAACTAACTTAGCAGAGCTTAGAGGCTATAGCATAGAAAAATGTATAGACAGCGCGTATAACGTTATAAAGTCTAGACAGGGTAAAATGGTTAATGGAACATTTGTTAAACAAGAAAGCTTATAATTATGAAAATAAAAACAAAGGATGAAATAGTACGAAAAGTACTTAGAAAAATGGATGAACGTAGTTTGGTAGGTCAGAAAAAGTATGGAGCTACAATGATGCAAGAGATAGAGGGCCAAGAGAAAGATCTTAATAGGTTTTTAGTAGATGTTCAAGAAGAGTTAATGGATGCATTATTATATATTGAAGCTGCTAAACGCTGCTTGTCAGATGAGGTTGAAGAGTTGATGTTAAAGCATCATGCTTATGAAGATGAAAGAATGAAGGTTATATCACAAAACGGTAATAGCGGTTTACATTACGACAACTTAGGAGACTTAGACGTTAACTATGAAGTAATCGGTTATCATGATAAGAGGTAAGAGACCTTTTAAAAAGAAAAGAGGTCCTGTTGTAAGTAAGAAAGTTACTTATGACGGGATCAAATTTGCTTCAGGCTTAGAACGTTATATGTATATGGCGTTAAAAAAAGCTAAGATAAAAGCCAAGTACGAAGGAGAAACATTTGTACTACTGAGTGGCTTTCATTTTGAAAATGAAGTATATGAAAGACAATCAAATGGAAAAGGTGAATACAAAAATAGAGGATGTAAACGTATATTACCTATTAAGTACACACCTGATTTCATAGGAGATGATTTTATAATAGAAACAAAAGGTAGAGCTAACGAGTCTTTTCCAATGAGATGGAAGTTATTCAAAAGATTAGTTATGAACCAGTTTCCAACAGTTACATTATATAAACCACAAAATCAAAAAGAATGCGACAGAACGATAGAGCTAATCCTTTCGAAAAGAAAATAATAGCTAGACAAAGGTATGCAGAGAGAAAGATTGACAAATGGGTTAAATGGAGCTGGGAGGTAAAAGGCAAAGTAAGATCAATAGATATAGAACAATTACATAAAAGATATAATATTATATGCACATGAAAGAAAACGAAGAAGAAACAGCTTGGATAATAGAAGTAGGTTTTTACCCAGGCGTATTGCTTGGATTTAGATCTTACGTAGAGGAAGAATTTTCAATACACGTACTTTATATACCATTTTTTGATATATCACTAAAGGTATTTAAATAATGGACAAGGACTTAGTAATAGAAAGCGTAAGATTATTTATAGACAATGTGCTTTACGATATGAAGAACGTATCTAAGTCTACTACTAAGCCCGTAATATTGGCTCATATAGATGCTTGGAAAAATGAATTAGAAACAATAAAACAATTTACAAAAACATAATGGGATTATTTGATGAAAGAATAGCATACAAGCCATTTGAATACCCTGAGTACTACACTGAGGGTTGGTTAAAACAAGCACAAGCATTTTGGTTACATACTGAGATCTCAATGCAAAGCGATATAAAAGATTGGAATGAAAAACTTAACGAAAAAGAAAAACATCTCGTCGGAAACATTTTACTTGGGTTTGCTCAGACGGAATGCGCAGTGTCAGACTATTGGACTCAGAAAGTTGTTGGATGGTTTCCTAAACACGAGATCCAGCAAATGGCAATGATGTTTGGCTCGCAAGAGACTGTACACGCAGTAGCTTATAGTTATTTAAATGAAACTTTAAAATTAGAAGATTATGAAGCATTTTTACACGAACCTGCTACGGCAGATCGTTTTGATAACCTCGTTTCTTACGATGGCAACAATACAACTGGTATTGCTAAATCTCTTGCTATATTTTCAGCCTTCGCTGAAGGTGTTAGTCTTTATTCTGCCTTTGCAGTGTTGTATTCTTTTCAGTTACGTAATCTACTTAAAGGAATTGGGCAGCAAATGAAATGGTCTGTAAGAGACGAATCATTGCATAGCAAAATGGGTTGTCAATTATTTAGGCATATGTGTCAGGAAGACAATCAGTTACTTAACTTGTGTAGAGAGGATGTTGTAAAGGCAGCAGAGACAATGGTTGACTTAGAGATTAAATACATTGAGAAGATGTTTGAGATGGGCGATATAGAAGGTATATCAGCTAATGATCTAAAGCATTTTATAAAAAAGAGAACAAATGAAAAACTTGTGGAACTTGGTTATGTCGACTTGGGCAACTACTTCGCGTATGACGAGAAAGCAGCAGCTAATCTTGATTGGTTTTACCATCTTACCGGGGGCGTCACTCATACTGATTTTTTCGCTATTAGGCCGACTGATTATTCAAAAGCTGGAGAAGATGAAGACTACGAAGACATTTGGTAAAATAGAATTAAATAAAAATGAAATTATAAAACAGTTATATGAAAGAACAGACTCTGATTGAGATGAAGAATAAGATTGAGACCTTAGGCTTGATCAATCAAAAACTAATAAGTGAATTAAACCAGACAGCTACAATAGCTATAGGTGTATTAGAAACAATTAAACAAATGCCAGATTATGATAAAGCGATCGAAAGAGTTAAGGAACAGGCTGCTAAACAAGCTAGTGAGGCAAAAGCGGTTAACTCCTTGGAAGAGATTAGCAACTAGGGCAGGGTATATGGGCAGTGGTTTTTTAATCGCTGCTCAATGGACTATAGATCCAAAACTTTATATAGTAGGATTTATATTAGTAGTAATACAGACAAGCTCTAGGAAACAATGGAACTTAGTAGCTTTAAATATAAATGGGTTAATAGCCTGGTTAATACACTTAATTACATAATGTGGAATAATGAATGGAAAAAAGGAGAAGATTACCCTGCGTGGGGTAATACGGACGTATACAAAAAGACAATATCCGGGGGATATTTACTTGACGGAGAAACGCCTAGAGAGGCATACCAAAGAGTCGCTAAAACAGTTGCTCGTAGACTTTATAAGCCGGAGATGGCTGAAACCTTTTTTAATTATATTTGGAATGGTTGGCTTTGTCTTGCTTCTCCTGTCCTTTCCAACACTGGTACAGATCGCGGTCTTCCTATTAGTTGCTTTGGTATCGACGTTGCTGACTCTATACAAGACATAGGACAGAAAAATCTAGAGATGATGCTACTCGCTAAGCATGGCGGTGGAGTAGGTATCGGTATAAATCAAATCAGACCCGCCGGCGCTAGAATTACAGGTAATGGAACATCAGACGGAGTCGTACCTTTCTGCAAGATATATGACTCAACAATTCTTGCAACTAATCAAGGGAGTGTCCGTCGTGGAGCTGCCTCAGTTAATATCAACATTGAACATGATGACTTCGAGGAGTGGCTTGAAATCAGGGAACCTAAAGGAGATGTTAACAGACAATCGCTTAACCTACATCAGTGCGCAGTTATTGGTGATAAGTTTATGCGTAAGCTTGAACAAGGAGATAAGGAAGCGAGATCTAGATGGAGTAAATTACTTAGAAAACGAAAAGCAACTGGAGAGCCGTATATTATGTTTAAAGGAAATGTTAACAAAGCAAATCCAGCAGCATATAAAGATAACGGACTAAAAGTTCATATGACTAACATATGTTCAGAAATAACATTAACAACAGATGAGAATCACAGTTTTGTATGTTGTTTATCATCATTAAATTTAGCAAAATATGACGAATGGAAAGATACTAACCTTATATATGACGCCATTTACTTTCTTGATGGTGTTATGGAAGAATTTATACAAAGAGCAAAAGGACTTAGAGGTTTCGAGAATAGTGTTAGATCAGCAACAAAAGGGCGTGCTTTGGGCTTGGGAGTCCTTGGATGGCATACATATCTCCAAGAAAGAGGTATACCTTTTGAAGGCTTACTTGCACAGTTTGAAACTAGGAAAATATTTTCGCAAATTAAGATCGAAAGTGAAAGAGCCTCGAGAGATCTGGCAGAAATTTACGGAGAGCCTTTATGGTGTGTTGGTACCGGTATGCGTAATACTCATTTGCGTGCTATTGCTCCTACCGTTTCTAATAGCAAGCTTAGCGGCAACGTGTCTCCTGGTATTGAGCCGTGGGCTGCGAATGTTTTTACGGAGCAAAGTTCAAAAGGGACTTTTATTAGGAAGAACCCGACGTTAGTTAAATTATTAAAGAAACACAAACTAAATACAAATGAAACGTGGAGTAAAATATTGGCTGATGGAGGTAGCATACAGGATATCGATGCTCTGGATAATGTTACTATGGGTCACAGCATTCCAGTTAAAGAAGTTTTTAAAACTTTTAAAGAGATTAATCAACTAGAGTTAGTTAATCAAGCTGGTCTTAGGCAACAGTATGTAGATCAGTCAGTTAGTTTAAACTTAGCTTTTCCATCTGAGGCTACTCCTAAATGGTTAAACAAAGTTCATTTTGATGCTTGGAAAAAAGGTGTTAAAACCTTGTACTATACTAGAACAGAATCTGTTTTACGCGGCGATATAGCTCAGCAAGCTATGAGTGAAGATTGTTTAGCTTGTGATGGTTAAATGCTAAAAGTTATGACTTTTTTATACATATAAAAACTAATGTGTATAAAAAACTCAATATGCTATACACGTTTCTGTATAAGTAATTAAAAAAGGGCTCTCGTATGAGGGCCCTTTCTTGGTTACAGGAACGTTGGGTATGGTACGCCCATTATATTTGTTCCTATTTATTTAATTCATTTATAACTTCTTGTATTTCTTTAGGATCTACAGTTAATCTCATTGTCAAACCAGCTTGCCATATTTTTTTTAATTTCTTGTTTTTATCAAACAATATTATAGCAGGTACAGAGCTTATAGCTTCTTTAAATTTTTTAGGCTGTGAATCGTAGTCTACTTCCAATATCTTCGCACCCTTTATTAATTTTAAAAACTCGTAATCATTGTTGTGGTTCCAGTCTGAATTCATATAGAGCAATGTTGGCTCTTGTGAAAACAAGTTAAAAGATAATATAAATGCGATTAAAATTAAAATACTTTTCATGATTATTTGTTTATGATCTCAAATAGCTTTTCATCTATTTTGTCTAGTTTTTTACTGTTATTGTCTACTTTTTCATTTATGTTTATGATAGTTTCACGAATAAGTTGATCTTTTAAATCATATTCTGTTCTATCTATAGGAGGTTTTGGCAGTTCTTTAGCTAGCTGTATATCTGATTGCAAAGCAAAATATACTGAAGCTAAAGATATAGCTCCACCAACTATTATACCTATTGTTTTTAAGTCTAAAGTTACTTGAGTACTTTCTGATAATTTATTAGTCATAGTTATTTATTTTCCACAAGGTTCACCTGTTTCTACGTTTATCCAATTTTCTTTTTCAAACCAATCTCTTAGTGTAGCTCCAGGTTTTCTAGCACCTTTAACATTAGACTTGCTAGACCTTTTGTATTCACCAGAGCTAGCAGCCGACTTTTTAGCAGAAACCACTTTACTTTTCTCACTAGAGCTCATTGATCTTACTTTAGCCGCTGGCAGACATACTTTCTTAGTACCTCCACCCTTGACTTTACTTTTTTTACTAAATGGTGATTGCTGTATATACATTTATTTTTTCTTTTTACCAAATTTACCTGGTCCTCCAGCTTTTGTGCATCGAACTCCCCAGCCTGAGGCATACGCAGATGGCCATACTTTAAATTTACTTTTTGCCGCAGACTTACAAGCCGCGCTTATTTTTCCTAATAAAGGTGATTGTTCACTCATAATATATTTTTTAAAATTCGTCAAATGTTATTCCTCCGGATTGTTTCTTCTTTTTTGTAGTTTTCTTTTTCTTACTCTTTTTCTTTTTTCCTATACCTAACTCCCAATCTTGCCAACCAGCTGCCATAGCTATTCTTTCCCATGTATCATAGTCTTCATTTAAAGCACCTTCTATATTCTGTGCTTTACGTAAAGCTCTATCAACTGGAACGTTTGTTGTAGCTGAAATAACATTAGCTATAGCCATATATGCTTGATTATCTAAACTAAACTCCATGTTGTCAAAAGCTCCATATTCGGCTGCTTTTGACGCATTTACTAGCTTCTTGTATTTAGATGATATGGTTGGAGACATGCTAACTATTTCTTTAATAGCTTTAGAATACTTAGGATTTTTTTTATCAGACTCACTATTTATAACCATAAGAGCATTTTTTACTGAAGCAACTACTGCTCCTGGTATACCAGTACCTCTAAGTAATGAATCAGCCATACCGTTAGCAACTCTTCCTGATTTAGACAGTAACTTTTCATCTTGCTCATCGTCAGCGAAGGCTAAACCAAATAAAGCATTTTGTATTGCATTAAATATTAAGTTTTGTACAAATCCGTAGTAAACTATTTTAGATGTATGTTCTCTCCAATCCCCTCTTCTATTAGCGAGGTCTAACATAGCTTTTTTCTGCAACCTAGCATACTGCATTGGTGTATTAGCAAAAGCTAAAATAACTCTACCTAAGTTACTAGCCTGTTGTTGACTTATCTTATCTGTTCTAGATGATTGTTGAGATTCTTCAGATATTTCTTTAAAGTCTATAAAAGCTTTTTCTTTAGCTTCTATCTCAGATAGCCCTTGCTTTTTATAAGTGTTTATTCTATTTCTATAAAAAGTAGCACCACCTGAAGCTATAGCAAAACTATCAGCGTATTTAGTAAATACAAAACCTTTTTTTAGTATTGTATTTATTATACCCTTAGCGCCTGTATCTGCAGCTATTTCAGCCTCACTTACATTTAATTTTAATCCATCACGTCTAGCTACTAAGTAGTCAGAATTCATTATCTCTAAGAAATCTTTAGAATATTGCTTTACATCCGCTAGTCTAGCGCCAGCTTTTAAAGGATTATTATCTGTCCAGTTTATAAAGTTTATACTAGAAATTGTTTGTAAAACAGCTGATCTTGTATTTAAAAACATTATAGCACCAACAGAGTTATTTATATAATCTAAAGCTCTATCGCCAGCCGTGTTTTTAGAATTTCTATTTCTTCCAGACTGCATCCTTTCTAAGGTCTTTTCTAATGCTTTCCTGTACTTCTTACCATAAGCTGCTTCTAGTTTATTTAAATTAGCTTTTGAGAATATTTCATCTTTATTTTGCTTCCACTGCTCCAAGTACTTAGCTCTTTTTACTTTACCAAGTAATGCCATAGCATCACTAGTCAATGTACCGCTAAGCCACCTTTCGCCTGGTTCAGCCCAACCATCACCTTTAGTTGTTGATAGAAGTTCATTTGCAAAAGCTTCATATGTTGGGTTATCTTTTATGACTTTATTAAGTTCAGCTAGTATCAGACTTGCTTAAGCCAGGAACTTCTAAACCCATTTTTGTCCACATACGAACTCTTAAAGCCTGCTCGTTAGTAAAACCTGTTTCATTTTTCTTTCTTAGTTTCTTAGGTATTATACCCAGTCTATTTTTTAAAGCTCTAACATCATTACTTAATGCTACTTGATCTCTAGTAATATTGTCCTCAGCTCTAGCAAATGGATCGAATAAGTTTTCTTTGTAGAACTTAAGAGCATTTTCACCTTTTTTACCTTTTGGTAAAGTCTTGTATAGTAGACCAGCAAAGTCTTCAGCGGTTGGTGATATAAATACATCAAACTTACCTTTGCTTTTACCCATTATTTCAGCTTTAGCTTCTCCAAAAACTTTTTCTGAAGCTATACCTGTTTTTTCCTGTATTATATCATTAAATGTTTTTCCTAGCTTTTTCTGTGCTAATGCTAATTGTACTTTGCTTTTAACATCTACTACACTTAATACATCTTTAACAGCTTTAACATTACCTAAGTGATCATCAGCAAAGTAAAAGTCATTATAACCTTCAGCTGCTTTCTTAAGCATCCAGTTAGCTTTAGCCGATGGAGCTCCATTTGCTAAACCTGTTATGTTTTCTAACGGTATATCTAAACCTAGTTCTTTTAAAAAACTTTTTATAGCTGGAGCTGCATCTGCTGGTCTAGCTGTTAATACGAACATATCTCTTTCACCTGGGCTTTCACTTATAGACTTAGCTACTTCGAATAAAGGTCCTTTGCTACCTTGCATCACCTTACTAAACTCAGAGAAATCCCATTGAGCTCCTTGAGCTTCCATATTACCCGCTTCTTTAGCAAATGTAGCAGCATCTACTTTACCTACTTTGTTAGCGTTTATTCCTTTGTAAACTCCTTGCAGGAAATCACCTGGAAGTGGTTTTCCGTACTCTATAGCTTCAGTATTTATTTCGTATAAACGATCTCCAAAATCCTCTCTATATTTAGCTAAACTTTCTTGAACTTGGTTATAAGTTTTTTCTACAATAAAATCTTCTAGTGATCTTTCTTTTCTAGCTCTGTTTCTTTCTAATGCTGTTTCTAACGGTGTGTTAGCTACAACCATATGTACTTCATAGCCTTTTTCTTGTAATGCTTTTATCTTTTTAGTAGTAGCGTTATATGAAGCGCCAGTGCCATCAATTACCATACCGTCTCCATTAGCGGCATACTTATCGAACTTAGCTACAGCTGCTTTTCTAGCGGCAGAACCTAACTTAGACCTAATTGATCTTTGCTCAGCTGTATAGTTTGATTCATTAGCAGGTAATCCGGATTCTGTTTTCATAGCTTCAAGAGCTATATCTTGATTAACTACTTTATAACCTCTTCTACCTAGCTGTAGTCCTTTACCTACGTTTGTTTTACCAGCGCCAGGACCACCAACCATAAATATAGCTTTTAATTTAGTAGAACCTTTGCTGAAACCTCCTTCATTATTAGGCATTGTATACAGCACGTTGCTTTTAGTTCTAGCTAGCGTATCATCAAAATCAAAGACTCTAGCTTTTTTAGTTTCTTTTAATTTCTTCTGAGCTAAGCTAATAGCTTTATCTCTATTTTTTAAATTTTCAAGTAATTCAGCATTACTAGAGTTTTTATTGTCTAAAGTACCTGCTTTCTTAGACAACTCAACGTTGGCTTTCCAGCTAGACTTAACATCTGCTTTATTATCTAAAGAACTTTTTAGTAAAACTTCATTAGATTTACTAGGTTCTAGAGATATTGCAGCAACCTTGTCTTTCATCCACGGCACATTTAGCTCTCTTAATTTTGCTCCAACACGCTGAGCATTATCAGTCATTAATTTATCGTATAGAGTTTCTTTAAAACCACTTTCAACAGTTACGTAGTCTTTTAAGTTTTCGAAATCTAAAACCATCCTAGCTAAACCAGAAGTATTTGTAACACCACCTAACTTGTCTATTACGTCTAGGTATTTTTTGAAAGATATAATACCCTTATAGTCGTTCATTATTTTTTTACCATCTTTCATCCATCTACCTTCTACAATAGCTTTAGCTTCTTGCATCGACTGCTCTAAGGAGGACTTTAAATGTTCCAACTTCATTCTACCAGGTTCACCTGTTTTCTTTACAGCCATTATAGGTACAAACTGTCTACCATAACCAGAAGTAGCTCCACTATTCTCAGCTGCTAATTGATATATAACTTTTGCTCTTTTTTCGAATTCAGCTGAAGTTTTAGCATCATATAAATATTTTTGCTTAGCAACGCCCATAGCGTAATAAACATCTGATTTATATGCGTTATCTTTAGAATTTATGTATTTATTAAGAACATTTATATCTCCGGTATTTTGAAATTTTTGTAACGCATTCTTTTGCTGTGCATCACTCATAAAATCTCCAGGCTCTATATTATCAAATACACCTTCTTTATATAGCTTTCCTAGGTTATCTGTTATTCTTTCATACTGACCTTTACTAAGATCACTCTCTGACATCAACTTACCTTCTGTGGTTATTTTTCTAGCATCCTTACCTACATTTCTAGCGGTACCTCTACTAGTACTTCCAAACGACTGTAGTAGAACCTCTTTAGTAAAATATTTCTGTAAATCTTCAGGGTAATACTTTGAAAGTTCACTTATTCCATCTAAAAAGGTTTCAAGTCTAGCTGTATCAAATATAGATCTTTTCATCTCAGGACCTTCAGTACCTTTTATAAATACTCCTTTTTTAAACTTACCAGTTTTTCTTTTAAAAGTCTCTGTTGAACGCATAGACTTACCGGTGTTGCCATCTATGATATTGCTTATATCAACGCCTTTAGGCGCACCATTTATCTCCGCTATTTTAATATCAGCTTTATCTGAAGTCTTAAATGTTGGAGCGTCAGCTTTGCCTTCTTCAGCCTTAGCTATATTATCTTGTATAATTTCGCTTTCAAATCTTTCTACAAAAGTAGGATTAGTTTCTCTTAACTTTTCTCTATCTACTAAAAAATTACCAATTAATCTTTTAATAGTAACTTCGTTTAGTCCAGGTGTATTTTTTAATTTACCTAGCACCTGTTGAGCTAGCATAGGATTTTTACCATCAGCTAACTTCTGTAACTCTATAGCTGTTGCTCCTTCTATTTTCATATTTGATCTAGCAACGTTATTCACCAGACCTCTAAACACTAACTCCGCTAAGCCTTTTATCTGTTGAACTTGTTTATCTCTATATAATTTACCTTCTGGCTCTTTTAGTAAATCTTTTACATCCTTTATACTTATGTTTTTCTTTAATTCATATACGTTCTTACTACCTATTTTTCTTTTATTGTAAAATGCTTCTTGTATAGAGTTTGGCACACCTGTAGACTTTTTATCCAACGTGTAACCTTCAGGTAAAATATTAAGTACCATTTGAGCATTTTTGTTTAGCTCAGATCTTAATTTTCTAAAACCTTCCATAGAACCTTGGGGTAAGTTTCTAGCGGGTACCGTGAACCACTCTGGTAGTAAATCTCCTTTAACCTTTTTACCATCAGATGTTGTTTTATCTTTTTCACGTATATCGTATGCCTTCGCTAGAGCTTTAGCAGCGTTTTCCCCTAATCTTAAAGATTTATATGTTTCTTTAGTTAAGCTTTTTTCTTGTAAATCTTTCTGTACTTCAGGTACTAAATCATTTACAACATCTATACTTAATTGTAGTTCTTTAGGATCTGTTTTTTTGTTTTCCGAAACAATTTTTTCATCAAAATCTCTAGTCTCCTCAGACATCACAGATTGTGCTTCTTTACTTTCAAGATCTTTATTAAATAAGTCACCTTGCTGGCCTAGTCTTTTTAGTATATTACCAAGTCTACCTCCACCAAAAGCACCGCCACCAAACAAGGCTTGTCTAGCATAAGCGCCAAACGGCACGTCTTTTAATTTAGCATCTCTTTTTAAATAAGTACCGAGAATTTTATCGTATATCTCTGATCCAACCTCCCCTTCAAACATCTCTCTTGATACGCCTAATCCTTTTACAAATTTTCTATTTACAAAGCTTTGTATTAAACCTTGATTATTTTCATAAACCTTACCTATAAGATCCGATTTGTTTCCAGTTGCTTCAAACTCTTCAAAAGCTTTTTTATTTGCATTAGATAGGTCTAAAGACTCTTGTTTTAACTCTTTTTGAGCAGTTTTATCTATGTTTAATACCTTACCAGTCTGTTTCTCAATTAGTTTCTTACCGTCTTTAGTTATTTCTATATCTTGAAATCGCTTTATTAATTTTGGGCTATAGTTACCTTTACCAAAGTCTTTACTTAGTCTAGATAAAAACTTGACAACAGCATCAGGATTATTTAGTTCAGGTAATAAAACCTTACCTAGCTTTGTATTTTCTAAAGCAGTACCTGTTAAAGATTTTTCTAAAAAAGTATTTATATTTTGCTTTAGAGATCCTAAGACGTTGTTTTCTATTAACATGTCTCTATTTTCAGGTCTACTTAGCAAGTCAATTAAGTTAGCGTTAAATTCCTCAAAAGTTGAATCCTTATCTTGTGTTTTTTCGTAAGCTTCTTTAACTGCTTCAGGTAAGTTTTCTATATTTCTTATTTCTCCAGTTCTTGGATCAACAGTTTCAAAATCCATTTTACCAACAGACTTAGCTAATCCTTCTTGTAGTGCTTTTTGTACACCTACGTCTTTACCGAAAGTTAAACGCGAAACAACGTGATATATTTCATGAGGAAGTGTACCTTCATTCATTTTAGACACATCAACATCCACATGTAGTTTACCATTACGTTTTGTAACGGCTGCTGATTCTCCTTCACCTAGCTTCATGCCTTCACCATTGGTAGATACATTCATAGTAAAAGCATCTGTGCCATTTTCTTTTTTGTATTGCTTGTTAAATTTCTGTAACAAACCTTGAGTCTCCGCTGCCAACACATTTTTATCTAAGAATCTTTCTCTATTTTCAGCTACTCTTATTTGATTTATTAATTCATTTCTTAATTGAAATTGGTTACCTAGTTGATCTGTTACATCTCCTCTCTCTAACCTGTCAGTTATTTCCTTGTTTGTTCTAAGTAATAGATTTCTTTTAGACTGCATAGTCAAGCTCCTGTCAGCCTTACTAGCATGTGTTAATCCAATCACACTAAACTGCAAAGCCTCCATAAAAGCGTGCTTAGCCCAGTCTTCCATATCACCATACTTCTCCTCTACAAAAGTGTCGAAAGATTTTTTGTTTTGAAGGTCAGCTATTAGGGCTTCTAATGGAGCAGCTGTTTGTGCGCCAGCAGCACCACCTAAACCGGAGTATAAACCTTTTTCTAAAGCAGTATTCATCGCTGCGGCTCCAGAGAAACCTTTAAACACATTAGTAGGTAATATTTTTCTCATAGCGTGACCACCAATTACAAAACCAGCACCTGCGCCAGTAGGCATATCAACGCCAAAAAATTTTAGTAATTTCATCTTACCTTCCTCTTGAGCTCCTTGAATAAACAATGCTTGAGCCTTGTTAAATGCAGTACCTGTGGCCTTCCTTAAACCTTGAGACTTAACATACGCATCAACACTCATTTTAGCTTGTTTAGCTTTAGCAGCTACAACAGCTCTAGATATAGGCGTAGCGCCTTTTGTAGCAGTTTTAGCTAAGTAGGTTACATTTTTTAACTTACTTAAGTAGTTAGCTACACCAAAAGAATTACCCATACCTCCAGTCATGGCACTAACTAAACCTAATTCCGCGATCATAGGTACAAAACCACCTAGACCAGTCCAAAACTGTTCTCCGAACCCTTGCTTGAAAGAATCCATTTGCTCAGCAGATAACTCAAAAGGCTTTTGATCTGGTTCTAGTGTTGAGTTTACTTTATTTATTAATGCTTCAGCATCATTCAAGTCATCTCTATCTGTTCTAAATAAATTATCTTTTCTAAAACTATCAGAACCAGCATTGCCTTGTCCAGGCAAAGCATCTAATACACCCGCCATAAAATTACCACCTTGACTAACTATGTCATTGGCTTTTATAGAACCTGGATCTACATTTAATAGATATAATTGTTTCCAAGCAGCATGTTCTGTAGATAATCTTTTTTGAGTTTGTCTTGTGTTTGCTACATAACCAGCTAGATCACTCATAGTTATAGTAGCTTCACCTGGTCTACTTTCAGGCTTAGATATAACTATTTCATCTGTAGCAAAACCAGGCTGTACTGCCATCAAGTCTTTTAACGTAACTCCTTTTATAACACCCTCTGTTGCGTACTCTGAAGTTGTTTCCTTGCCTTTAGTATCAATCATAGAATAACCTCTATCAAATAATTTTTCGGCTAATGGTGAACCTTCTTGCATGAATCCAGCTTTGATTTTAATATCAAACTTTCGAGTATTTATCTCTTCTTGAAAACCACTAAATTCAGCTAAGTGTATTCTATAATCATTCTGTATTGTTTGAGAGTCTGAGGTATCTAGTTTCTTTTTTAACTCAACTTTAGCTATATCATAGTCTTTTGTTAAATCAACAACATCTACACCACTTGCTTTAGCTAATGCAGGTGAAATTCTAGTTCCGTCTGAGGCAAATAAAAACTCAGCATCTTCATCTATAGCTTGTTTTAATAGAAGCGAAGCTCTTTCTTTTAGTTTTTCAAATTCATCTGATAAAGCACTTTGAGACACATCACCAACACCTGTATTAGGTTGATTTAGGCTTTCTTTTATTTTAATTAATCTATCATTAACCTTGGCAAGTTCTTTTTGTTTAGGGTCTTTTATACTATTTATATGTTGCAACTTCTCTCTGTTACTAGCTTCTAACCAATTTCCAGACTCTTTAAGCGGTTTAACATATTGCTCAATAATATTATATTCATTTAATTGCTCTTCTTTAGCAGACATGTCTTGCAACATTTTATCTACTAATTTATCAGGTTGAGTACCTGTTAAGCCAATGTCTTCAGAATTTATACTACCAAAAAAACCAGAGCCTGATATGTCTCTATTTTCAGCATATTTCTCAACGGAGTTTTTTCTTACATAATCTCTAAAACCATCTGACTTCATTAAAGAGTTTATAGGCATAGTGGGATCATAAGGAATATCTTCAGATTCAATATAATCATAAGCCAATTGCTCTATATTGTCAGTTATAGAACTTTCAAATTTTTTAATATTTTTTTGATTTTGTACATTTAAATCCTCATTGAAGTTTTCTTTTAGAAAATTATTTATAACTTCTTGGGGATCGTCTCCAATACCCTGCTGGGGAGAGGTTTTACTACCTGACAAATCGAACGGATCAGCTTGCCTCATACGCGCTTGAGCCATTGGATTTGAAAGACCCTTAGTATTTACCGTTATAGATTCACCGTTTAAAGCTTTTATAGTTACGTTATTTACATTTGAAGTAAATTCAAATCCACCATCCTTACCACCATACATTTGATTATAAGCATTAGCTATATCTTTAGGTGATTGTTTTTTAAAATTTGGAATTTCAAAAATTTTACCGTATTTTCTATCTTTAGGTAGTTTAACTTTTACTGAATCCGAAGAAGTATCTTCCGAGAGTAATTCCGTATCTTCTGTTTCTACATATCCCGCTTGTGATGCTGTCATTGGTTGAGACCCCGCATTCGCACCCGCTGCAGCGTCTTGTTGAAAATTTGGATCAAGCAAGTCACCGTCTTTTATCTTAGGCTCAGGATCTTTATCTCCTTCTAGCTTTTTCAAATATTCTTTAACAGTCATATTAGATTGCTCAGCTGCTTTTTTTATCTGATCGTCAGTGTATGAAGCATCTTTGTAAGTATACATATTTTATTTTATTTTAATTGTTAAAAAATTGGTAAATCGCCAGTCTCGTTAAAGTCAAATATCTTATCAACTACATTATCTATATTTTCAGAAACCTCTAAACTTTTATTACCTCTAAAATTAAACAATGTTCTAGCTAAATTTTTAACTTGAGATTTATCTGATAAATCAAACTTTTTCATTTTTTTATTTCCAGTGCTTTTATCTGTCATAGAGAATTCAAGAATTTTAGTTTCTTCATCGTAATTTCTATCAGCAACTCCACTAGCATCTGGACCGCCAATGTTTGTTAAGTAAGATATAGGATCTTCTAAAAGATCGTTAACAGCTCTTTCAGCAGCTTTTACTTTAAAACCTTTTTCTTCTTTCTCTTCTTGTTTTTCAACTTTTACAGCTTTAGGTTTACCTATGTTATTAGTATATATTGGATCATTGACTTTTAAACCAGGTATATTTAAATTCTTAACATCTTCAGCTGTAGCTTTTCTTTCAGTTCCCAAGGACTTCAAGTTTCTATCCATCATTTGGGTTATTAAAAACTCTTCTCTTTTTTCAACTGGGCTATTTTCGTAAGCATCAGCAGTGTCTTTATCCCATTTTAATCTTCCCGTAATAAATTGTTTTTGCTGCTTCATAGGATAAGACATTATACCTTTTGCATTTGACTTTATTAAATCTCTGTAAGCAACATTGTCTTCCATAGCAGCGTTATTTACAACTTGCTCTGTATATTCAAAACCACCTACAACCCTAGTAGTTACATTTTGATATACAAAATCTTTAGTAAGTTTATTTTTATCATCAAATATATTAGACTCTTGAAGATTTTTATTTCTATCACTTTCAGCAGGTATAGGCTCGAAAAAAGAACCGTCCCATACAGATAAATCTCTGTCAAAAGATACGTTTACAAAGCCATCAGATTCTTCATAGCCATCCAGCATACCAGATTCTTTGAATTTATTGTAAATTTGACTACCAACTTTTATCCTAGAGTTTACTTTAAATCTATTTGAATTATCACCATCAGCGCTTATATCTATACTACTTTCTACGCCTGGAGATTTTTTACCATTAACAGCCATTACAGCAAGCAAGTTAGATAACTCATCACCGCTACTAGGGGCTTCGTCAGCTATTATTTGATCAATAGTTCTTTCATCAAACGATTGAGCACTACCCATTACATTATTTATTTGATCCTTACTGTTCAACATGTATGATTGGAAATCACTTATAGTTTTTCTATATTCCTTTCTAGCTATTTGAGACAGATTTGTATTCATTGCTAATTCAGTTTGAGCTTTTATAGCAGCATCTCCTTTCTCAGTGAATATCTTAGAAAAAACATCTCTAACTTTAGTATCTTTTATTTCTCCTACGGCTTTAACTATATCTTTGTCTTGTTCTATTTCGGCGTTTACTAGAAACCTGTTTTTAGCTTCATCTCTTTTACGCTTTGCATCTTCAGATTTTCTTTTAGCTGTAGCATAGGCTTCTATACCTCTGTTTAGCACATCACCTACTTTAGCAACACCTTGAGCCCATATCTCAGCTGATCTATCTACTATTATTTGTGGATTTCTATAACTCATGTTTTATTTTTTTATTAATCAAAAAGACCTCCAACGGCTGCTGATGTTACATTACCACCTATTGAAGTCAATGCGTTACTCCAAGCGGCAGCTTGAGCTTGGTTAGCTGAAGCTTCTTGTGCTCGTGCTTGATCTATTTGACCAGATGCCCTGTCAAGATCCATATTTACCCTGTTTTCACCAGCCTGGAACATAAATTGTTGACCAGCAGCGTCAGCTGCTTGAACTCTTTGACCTTCTGATATAGCGATATTCTGTAATCTTTGCTGCTCAGACATTTTAGCGTTCATCAAGTTTTGCTCTCCTTGAGCTCTTAGTTTTTCGTTATTAGCTTCTTGTTGTTCTATGTTAGCAGCAACACCTTTCTTACCTTGTAAAGCCGCTTGAGCTAAGGCAGTTGCTCCACCGGCGCTAGCTCCAGTAGCTCTTATAGTATCTAAGGTATTAGCTAGAGATATATCAGCTTGTTCTATCTGTATTTCGGCTGCTTTTGTAGCTACACCTAAGTCATCAAAAGGATTTGATAATTGTCCACTCAAATCAGATGCTAGACTACTAAGGTCTTGTGTCGAAGCAAAGGGATTTGTTATATCTTGTCTTGAATTTTTTATAGACTCTAACTCAGCTTCAGCTCTTTGCTTGTCTGCCCTAGCTCTTTTACCTGCCTTCTTAGCTGCTCCTGATGCTACCGCACCGCCGATTGCTGAAAATACTGCCATATTAAAAGAATTTTACTATTTCATGAGAGTGACTAGGATCTACTTTCCACCCAAGCTCTTCATGTATATTTATTAATGATTTATTTCTACCTATAGAGAACATGTACTTTACACCGTTGCTCTTACAAACTTCTTCAGCCGCATTTATTAAAAGCGCTATAGCGTGTTTTCTGTCAGCTTCTTTGTAATCTGGATTAGATACAACCCATTCCAATAAAGCTCCCTTAGAGTTAGTGTAATATATGAAACCTGCCACAATAGGCACGTCTTTTTCAACCATTAAACCTCCTTTACCATTGTCAGGTAAAAAATCTCTAGGTGGGTTATGCCATTCAGGCCATTGATCCCACCAAGAACATAAGGTTTCCCAGTCGCTCTCTTTTAATTTTCTAATATTTAATTGCATTTAATTTAATTGTTTAGCTACTAACGACAAAAGTGGAATTTACAGCAAAAAGCTCTTTAGCTCCACCGGGGTTAGTACTATTATCGTTTTGTAAAGTCACAGTGCAATAGTAACCTTTTATACCCGTCATGTCTTCTCCGAATATAATTTCTCCAGGCATTGTTTGACCTTCGCTATTATTTACTAGATTAGCATAATATTTATTTTCTTTTCTAACAAAACCAGCATATTCTTTATTATAAGGCGGGTTATTAGATCCAAAAGTACTAACATAGTCTGGTCTATAAACAGGCTCGTTATATGTGGAGCTTGATTGTATAGGGTTTATTATGTATTCACCTTCATAATAACTACTTATTGGGTTTGTAGTATCTATTAAACTAGGTGGTAAAATCCATATAGGATTTCCGCCACTATCCAACTCATAGCTATCAACACCTGTAACATCTGAAACATATTCTGAAACTTCCCAACCATTACTACCTTCATAGCTTATTGTTTTAAAAACTTTACTTGTACTTACTTCTGGATTTACTACAAAAGTTACTTTTGAGTTATTATACTCTCCGTAGAATTCAGCTCTATCAACATTTGTGCTGTTGTGTACATATAGTTTGTTCCAATTACCAGCTTGATTACCTATGCTGTACATTCTGTTTGCTAGGCTAAAAGTAAATCTAGGTTTAAACGTATAAAAAGAAGGCCAACCTAAAACAGCTTCATCAAATTGAAGAGTACTATATTCTAAAGAACCAAACTCTGGTCTTGATGTAAGCGGCGTGCTTGGTTGTAGTGATAAAGTATATTGCTTAGTGTATATATCCCAACCACCTATTATTTTACCTGGCCCAAAACTTGAAGAGTCTACAATACTCAGATTGTCTCTAAACCAGTCAATCATACCATAGTTTGATATTTCAGTTATACCGTCTCTAGACAACCTTAAAACAGCTCCTCTGTTCTTATCTACAAAGTATTTTCTATAACCGTATACAGCAAAGCTTTCTGGATTTGTTCCTATACCCCAGTTTCCAGCGTAAGGTATTATTTGACCAATCACTAGGTTTAGTTGACTAACAGAAGTACCTCCCCCTTCAGCCGTATATATAGCGTCTTTATCAATAAGAGCTCTACTTACTTTTTTCTCTGAAAATATAACCAAATTAGAATCCTCGGCGTATAGCTTTTGTATACTACCGTTAGCCGGATCAGTTGCTTTAGTTATTTCTTCACCTACAGAAAATTGATTTGTTTGATTTATACCTGTTCTAGAGTTATATATACCTGAATATATCATAGCATTACCTCTAACACTACCACTAGGCTCATCTTCTACTAAGTAAGCTTTAGCACCTAAAGAAGTTGAAGTATTATTATAACCGCCTCTAATTCTAGACTCTTCAATAGCCCAGTTTAGGTCATTATCATCCTCTGGAACATTACCGGTCTGGTACCAGCCACCTAAAGATTGAGGTATACCTCTAGAACCAAACCATTTTATGTCGCTGTTTGAGTCTACACTTTTCCTTAAGGTGAATGAGTTATAGTATTTTACTTCTATTAGTGCCATAGTATATATATTACATGTTTATAAGTGTTTTACCGCTTATATGTTATCTAGGTTGCGCAGATGCTTTTACTTTTAAACCAGTTGTTGGATTCATTTCGCAAGACCAAGTTCTTAAGTTCTGAGATGTAGTGTTTGTAGCATTATCTCTACCGGCTCCTTCCGCAGCTAAAGCTAATCCAGAGTTAATCGAGCTACTTGTTCCTGAATTATAAGGTGTTGTATAAGGGAACCCGTTTGTATCTTGCCCGTCACTTTCTATAGAAATATAAGATAAATATTTATCAGTAGTAGTGTTTACTTGAGTATATCCAGTATAAGGGGTTTGAAGTGAAGCATCTGTATAAAAAGTAGTAACATATCTATGCACACCTTCTCTAGCATAAACTACCTGATTGTGAGTTGTTTCGTCTTTAGCTAAAGTGTGACTGCTTTTTAATGCTGGATTTATTTTATATCCAAAAGCAACTTCAGGACCTAAGTCATAATAAAAATCCCCTGTCTCAATAATAGCTCCAGCGCCTGCAAAGTTGTTTTGACTATTATTCAAACTCCCTGGTATAGCAGCACATGATTGACAGTTGTCTTGGTTTCCACCTATTCTTTGCACAACAACCCTGTATTCACCAAATTTATCTGATTCACTTGAATAAGGGCTCTTACCTACAGCAGCCCATCTACCATATTTTGCTCTACCAAAAGTTCCCCCGAAACTTCCCGAGCTAGCGTTATTTTCAGCACCAACCCTGATCCAATTAGCATAATTACCTACGAATCCAGGTCCTTCAGAAGATCCATAAATTATATCTGTTTCTGAAGTCGTTGGAGGAAATGGAGGGTTAGGTACTGGTAATGTTTGATTAATACCAGTATTTCCACTTATTTGAGTAGGGCTTGCATACCCACTAACTTCGCTGTTAAAAGACAATACATTTCCTTCTATATCCTTTGCAGCTACCCACGGTGAACTAGAGTCTACTCTATACTCTATAACCCAAGAGACATCGTTGTTATTTACAAAGTTAGGAGTCGAGTTTGTACTACCTTTAGCTGCATCTAAATATGGCTGCAAGCTAATATACGCTGTACCTTTAGTTAAAGGACCTGCTAAATTAGCATTTATTCCTGAAGGTATTTTATTTCTTTCAAGGTAATTATAGTCTTGACTATTGGGAACACCTGAACATCCAGTTGTAGTAGTTCCTTCGTTTGGGTTTTGTGGAGGCGGTGGCCCAATATTAACCGGTGGTATGTAAGCAGGAGCAAACACAAGATCAGTATTAGGAATATCTTGTAAGAGTGGATATACTTCAGTAAATGAATTCCCTGCACCTGAAGTTAATTGACTAAAAGGATTAGTTGTTGAGTTGTGAGCACTTAGTATATAAGCATAGTTTGCTTTTAGTGTTAAGTCGTTTTTAACACTAAAGCTACCATCAGCAGGTGTTTCACCTACAATTAATTGAAAAGAACAAGTATCAGATGAATTATCTGGGCCAGATAAGGTTATTTCTAAATCATAAACACCACGCGCAGGATTACTCGGGCTGTCACTAATTTCCCCACTATTGTTTATTGTAAAAATCGCAACAGTATTACCACCCTGTGTTTGCTCAGATATATTCCATACAATACCCTCTTGATTATTTAAACCAGCAGATAAAGCATTAGATCCATTAGATCCATAAAATTTAAGCTGTGTAGCTAATCCAATAGGTACTTGTAAAGAAGGAGGGTTAGGGCACGCTTTAGCATAATCAACTATTGTTGAAGTTTGTCCCCAAGAAATAGCTCCATCTCCAAAAGTTTCACCACCTACTATTATCGTATCTAAGTTGTCTACTTCTGTTTCACCTTGAGTAGGTAATGATGTAAAAAACTGAGTGTACGGAGGTGGTGGAGGTATTATAGTAGGATTTCCGTCTGTACCAGTTATTGTAACAACAAAATCAAATTGATCTTCGTTGACAGAGGTGTATATTCTATACGCTTTATTTACTATTATAAAAGAGTCTTCCGCTAAAGCAGGGGTTGAATTTCCCTGATAATCAGTGTAACTACCTGTTCCTCCGTTAAGAGTTCCTGTTATCTGTATTAATTCAAAATCAGAAGTTCGATCTATTCCACCTGGCGATGCGTCAGTTACGGTAAAAGATGGGTTTACTATGGTCTGTATTGGATTTCCTACGGAGTCTTCAAATTGAAATTGACCTGTTACAACAGATCTAAATCTACCAAGAAGACCATTAGCTGCCGATGGTTGATCTGTTGTTCCTCCGGGCTCTGGGCTGGAAGGGGTCCCACTATATATTCCAAAGTATTCGTTTACATACCAATCAAGATTTACTATATTAAATATAGTTTGGCTTCCATCTGTATCTATTTGATCGTTTAAATCACTTATTTTACCTGAACTACTAGTTTCCCAGTATATATCTAGTCTAGATTCTATCGGCTCTGTTTCGTAAACAGCTAAATTTTGTATACTATAAGTTAAACTTCCTGTTATTGGGTCTATTTGTCCAAACTTATTTGATGTGCTAACTCTACCAATCAAAGGATTTGATTCCGCTTCGTAAAAAGCCTCTGGGTATTCATTAGGAATAGTTCCTGTGGGATCTATATTAAACATATCAAACATATTAGATACTGTAGAAACCGTATCAGACGATCTTGAGGGATAATATTGTTCATTAACTACTCCAAATTTATAAGGAGCTACTCCTGTTGCGGTTACGTTTGAATTCTCAACCCTACCAAATAACTTTACAGAGCTTCTAAACTGTTTTTGATCAGGACCTACCTCAGATAAATCTCTAGGTACTTTATTTATATTGTCGTTTAATAACGTTATATGAGAAGTTAAACCCGTTTCTAAAGTAGCGTCTTCTGGATATGCTGTTATTGCTCCTGGAAGATATACATTATAGTAATCTTGCTCTTGTTGTTTTACAACAACTTTCCAAGTATAAAAGCCTAGAGGATTATAACTAGGGTCACTAGGATCTCCATTGTATACACCGGGGTAAAGATTTAAATTAATAGGTGTTGTTTGTATTTTTTCTTTTACGTCAATAAACAAAGAATCACCTGGCCATTGACCTATGTCTACACCTGAAGGGTTGTACCCGGAATAAACTGTTGATAACTGAGTAGCGCTTGGCCCTGAAACGGTTGAGTCTGATGAGTTTGATAATACAGTAGATGTGGTTCTACTAAATCTATCAGAAAAAACAAAACCAGCTTGGTAGTTTCTATTTTGTTTTAAAGTGCTATTTGGGTATTCTACTATGCTTGTAGTCCACGAAGTTTGGTTATTTGGACTTGTTGTTATATCAAAACTTTTCTTAGCTCCTGCTCCAACATTATATTCTACAACCGGAGGTGTATGTTTTGTTTGAAAATTACTGTATACAATCCTATTGCTTATTATCTCTTGACCTAAAGCTTTTACAGGAACCTTGTCATACACTCTAATTAGTTGATCTTCTGGAAGAGTTCTAAAAGGTTTTGTTCCAGAGTATGTATACTTATATGTATTTGAAGGGTTTGCTGAGTCAAATTGAGCTGATATTTGAGCAGGTGTTATAGTGTCTACAACTGCTACAGCTAAACCATCTGATTCTTTATATAATATATCTATCTCTACTATCTTAAAATGGCTAGTTACATTCTCTAGAGTTGTTACATAATTTGGATCACCTACTTTAGGTAAATCTATTAATAAATCAATTTGATTTACTTTGTTTTCCATAAAATCAACAACAGTACTTCTATAAGCTGCTGACATATCATTATCATCATCGTTGGTATACAAAAAGTAACCATCTTGCTTTGGTATAAAGCACTCTTGTGTAAATGGTGCAAATACAGAATACTCACCGTCATCAAACTTAAATCTATAACTAAACCTAACAAATTTATCCTCTAAGTAATCAGGATCACCTTGATAATTAGCATTGTAATATGGATTAGCTAGTGTAGGGTCTGGTAAAACTGCGCTAACAACATCTTTCATGGTAGTTTCATATTCACCAACCACGCTACTCTCTTGCCAAAGAACAGGTGCGTTATAAGGCATATACTTTGCTACAGATATTGTATCTTCTATACTGTAGTAACCACCCCAATCCGCTGCGGCGCTAACTCTTATTTTTCTAGGTTGATTTCTATTATCAGTCCAAAATAAAAGATCTTCTAATAAATTAACACCATGTATAGGATTTCCCTCGTAGAAATTTAAAAAAGCACCTTGAACTAAAGCTACACTTTGTATGGAAGCATTTGGTGATATAATTAATCTAACTATAAAGTTTGAAGCAGAAGGATCATAAACTCCGTTGGAGTTATTTTCAATTGTATTATCTGTTAAAAACAAAAAAACACTAGAGTCAACCTCAGATACTAAGTAACCTATACATACAAGATCTCTACCAGAACCTTTTTTAAAAGACTGAAGATCAAAAACTACTTCATTACCTAAAACGTTTTCTAAAGCACCTACGTCTTGAGACTCTGATTTACTAATTTGTATATTTATTGCATTTCTATATTCTCCTTGAGGTAATAATCGATCGTCAAGATCTTTATTCATCTTGGACTTTATGAAAATATTCTTGAAACTAGCCATTTAATTTTAGTGTTTTATCCATTTAGATTTACCTCTCATAACCTGAACTATCTCGCTAGGTTTTATGTTAGATAATCTTATTTTAGCATTTCTTAGTTTAGCAGATTTTTCTTTTTTCAACCTATTGACAATGTATTCTGGCTGGTTAGCCCTACCTGATAAAACAGCATGAGACATATATGCATACATAGCTTCTTCTGCTAGCTTTGGAACTTTAGTGTCTAAGTCATAAGCTAAGCCATCAGATATATATTCTAAAACTATTAATCTATCAACTAGATTTGAAGAAAATGAAAACTTACCTTCTCTTTCGTTTATAGTAAACCAACCATTAGAGTTCGCGTATTGAGGGTTTAAGCCGTAAGCAGAACCATAACCATTGCTCACACCGTTATTAATAGAATCTATGTTGCTTGAATTTATATCTTGATTAAAGTTATTTTTCCACCTTTTTTCTACCACAGATGTACCTTGTATATTATTTCCAAAACTATCCTGAATTGGTATACCTTGATTGTCCTGTGTTGGTTTTTTAAGTGGATTAGTTGTTAGCGTTGTTGGGTAGATTTTGTGACCAACACCATTACTGTCATACCAAGACATACCAACGTAGTTTACGTAGTCTTGTGGTATCACAATACTCAAGTTATGTGGTATAGTTAATTCCTGCGATTTAATGCTTTTTAAAGTATCATAACTAAATTCTTGCATTGCTCTTTTAGCATGAAAAATTAAATCAGTTCTTTTACAGCTTTGTATTAGTTTTCCATCACCTACGTAAGCAACTATAAAGTTATTTATAATATCATCAAGCTTTATATAAGAATAAGATCCATAATTCTCTTGTCTAGCAGATTCTATAAGCTGTATAATCACTACATCCCCTGCCAACAAAGACGTGATAACAACAGAACCATTAACTAAGTTATAGTCTGTAAACTCTGTTTTGAGTTGATTGTTTATAAATACCTGATAGTTGGAATTTTGAGCGCCCTGTATAGTTGGCTTTAACTCAACGTCTCCAACCCACTTTATACTAACATTTGAGGCGTTTGAGTCTGAAACATACTCTTGTTGACCAGAGTAGTAATGTGCATTATTTTCTGTAATTAAACCCATTTGTTAGCTTTTTTGATTTATTTCATTTTGTTGAACTTCTCTAGCAGCTGCTTGAACTATCTGTGGATCTCTTATTATTATACCAGCATATGATAATATCCTTAATATAACGTTTACTTGCTCTGACTCGTGAAGTTCGAAGTCTATAGAACCTGTACCATTAGATGGGTCATAATAACTATTAGTAAATATATATTGACCTTTTGTACCAATTGTAAAACCCCATATAGGATCTATAGGTTTTCTAATATAATCAACCTCTATATCACTAGTTATACTTAAAGGCTTTACGTACAATACATTCTGTATATTGCTATTAATGGCTTGACCAGGGGTTGTTTGCATTACCTCTGTTTTCGTATAAATAAACAGGAAAGTTTTCAGTAGGTAATGTTAAATCTGATTTATCTATATTGTAAAACTCAGTTCTTGTTAGTCTTTGAACTTCAATAGGAGTAGATGATCCTGGGTTATAAGTTACAGTTCCTAACCTATAAAAATCAACATTATCACCGTACTCATTTATAATGGGTAGCGAGAAAGATTTTAATTTAGGGTTAGTGGAATTGTTGTATGTAGCTACACCAAATGTTTTGAATATAGCTACTTTTTCATCAAGATTCATTAACCTATCGGAATAATCATCGTCAGCTTGAGGAACTCTAATTTGCTGATTAAGATCTTCAAAATACTTTTCAAATATATCTAACTGTACCTGTGAAGCTAACTTATTGAATTCTGATGGCGTTAAAAAACCTCTCTGCTCTTTGTTGAGTATTGACAGAACTGTTTGATACACTGTATTTACATTTATTGCCATACTGGTGTGTTTTTATTCAGAAAAGTTAGTAAAAATTAATCTAGATTTTGATCTTTCTAATTTGTCTATTTTTTCTATTAATAATCTTTGTAGTAAGTTTGGGTTTGTCTTTTTCTCTATTTGCTAGTATAGCGTAAACCATACAAGCGTATAAAGCTTCTTCAGCTAGCTTTGGAATAGCAGCAGATTCATCCGTCGTAAGAGCGTTTGATAAATACGTTAACTTAAAATCACCATAACTTGCGTTAGAAACACTAAAATACATAATCTTGTATTCGTAATCTATTGAAAAATTATTAGATCCTGGATCTTCATAAGTTCCTGGTGTTACTGGATCATATTTTACTTGAGTAAAAACCTCAAATGGATCTCCTGGGTTTGGCTTAGCACCTACCTCAATTGTAGTTACAAAGTCTTTTGGCAGGTTAAGTTGATTTGAAGACGGCATTGTTGTATCTTCTATTGTAAACTTACTCTTTAAAGTTTCATAAGCAAATTCTTGAAGACAACGCCTAGCATGAAATATTACTTCTGTTCTTTTTGAATCTGGAATAAGCTTACCAGGCCCAGTGTATGATATTATAAAGTTATTTATTATATCATTCAGCGTTATAAAAGCTGTTGTTGTTTTTGTATCTGTTACTGCCATGTTTATTATTTTTGATCGTTAGCGTTTATTTGTTGCTCTTTACCGTTAGCTAAAGACATTACAAATTGATCTTTAGTCATTACACCTGCGTAACTAAGTATTTTATCTATCAACAATGGTTGATCTGATTTATGTATTTGAAAGTCTTGAGAGTCTAACTCATTATATACGTAATGACCTAGTTCAGTATCTACGTCAAATCCCCATTTAGGATCTGCTGGAAAGTACAAGTAATTTAATTGTATTACTTTATCAGTAGTGTTGTTACCTGTTAAATTATCTGGGTGCATTGTTATTTTATTCCCTTCATATATGTACACAGGGTAGAACTCTGTAGGTGCAGTCAAAGGAGATTGATTTGTTGTAAACAACTCATATTGCTGTATTCTTTGAGCCTCTCTACCTGGCACTCCTATAGTAGGGCTGTTGTATATAACAGAGCCTAATTCTTGAACAGTTTCCGAAGGTTCAGCTATATTATTTATCAGTTCAACGTTTTCGTTTTTCTTAAATATAGATATTTTTTCATCTAATAAAGCCATCCTATCAGCGTATGCTAATGAGGTTTGAGGCATACCAAGTAGTTGATTTAAATCATCAAAGTATTGAGTAAAAATTTCTTGCTGTGCTTGAGTAGCAATTTTGTTGAACTCGTTAGGCGTCAACACTCCTCTTTTTTCTTGTTCCAGTACAACTAGAACAGCTTTATAAACCTTGTTTATGTCTATAGCCATTTTCTTTTATTTTTAAATTTACTTGTTTAATATGAGAGGCTACATTTTTTGCAACCTCTCGTATTTTAATTATTACATGTTATTTTAGCTTTTTCTCTACTGACCTGTAAACTTCTACACCTTCATCGGTTTTAAAGAATGCAGCCATTGCAGAGTATGGGTTTTCGTCAAAAGGAACCTCCATTAATTTCCTACCATTAGTAGCCCAAGTGAAATATCTTTGATCACTTGACAGTTCTATTATATTGTTTTCAGTAGCTTGTATTGCGAAGTTTCTTAATTGAACATTCTCATCATTAGCTAGATCTATAAATAAAGCTGGATTCATTTTAGCGAATAACAATAAGTCTCTTCTTAATTCTTTAGAACTCATTGTTGTTACTTTAGATCCTATTTCAACCCTAAGTATAGCTTCAGCATGATCTATATCCATGTTTTTAGCTGCGTTAAGAGCTTCAATTTGCATCTCTAATATATCTAATTCGTCTTCAGCTATTTCTACTTGGTCTAATTCTTTGTATACCTTATTCTTTAATGGGTGATACATAGATAGCACCTTCTGAAGATTTTGTTTTTCTTTTGGAACAAATAACGAACCGTCTTTAAATATAATGTGACCTAAAGTAGCTTCTCCTTGTTGTTCTTTTACAAATGGAGAAGATTGGTTTGTTGCATATCTTAATTCTTTTTGTTCACGACTCTCTTTATCAAAAAATAGTAAAGCATGTTTAGAAGTATGTTTACTAGGTATTGTAAATGTTACCGGTGATCTATTAGAAGTTAATATATATGTTCTATCTTTTATTTCCCAGCTTGGTTTAGCTGGTTTTTGTACTTTTGGAGCAGCTTTAACTGCTATTTCTTGCTGAGGAGCAACCTCAACTTTCTTTGCTGGTGCTTTTTTTGTAGCCATAATATAATATAATTAAATAATTTATAAGAGTAATAATTACCCCCGTCAGTTCAACGAGGGTAAGAATTACATTTGTTAGTGATTACACTCCTTTGAATAATACAAAGTTGTTAGCACCTTGTACACATAAACATCTTTCAGACAAGAAGTTTACTTCCATAGCATCTAGATCAGATGTAGCAGCGCCACCGGCAGAACCAGTCACCCATTGCTTCATTCTTCTGTCATTTGCTTGAGAAGCTCTATATCTTACGTGTAAGAAAGGACGTCTGATGTTTGTACCTAATACTTGGTCATAAACTGTAGAAGTTCCAGCTGGTACTAATACACCTTCGATTGAAGAAGGTCCAGTCATACCACCACGCGTAGAAGCGTCGTTTAAGTATTTCCAGTCAGTCTTATAGAAGTCATAAGAACCTCTTCTGAATCCAGAGAAACCTAAGTTCAATGCCATTTCTTCAGAGTTTTCAAATAATCCATAAGCAGTACCACCTTGAGCACCTGCAGAGATTGCAGCTAACATATCGTCAAAATCTAAAGACGTTTGTCTTTGTAAGAATAACATGTTCTCTTCAATAGCTCCTTGAGTATCTAAGTTTTTCAAGATATCATCAAAAGTATCAAGACCTGCAGCAGCAGTAAATCCTACATTTACATTACCTCTATCTTCGATAGCAGCGAATAAACCTTGAGTACCTTTAAACTGTGCACCCGCAGCAGCAGATCCAGCTCCAGCTTTTTCTCCTTCTACTACAGACATTTCTAAGTAGTCTTCAAAACGTAATCTTGTTTCAGATTCAGCTTTTAAGTACCATAAATATCCAGATGTTCCGTCTTCAGTAGCAACTTCTACCCAACCGATTTGAGCCATATCAGATCCGTTTACAACGTATTTATTTCTGATGATGATTGGTGAGTTAGAGAATTGTGTGAAAGAAGGGTCAACAGATACATATCCATTAACGTTAGTAGCACTATAGTTAGGTGTGCTTGAACCTTTTGCATACTCAGATCCAAATACAAATACCTTTACACCTGTAGTTGCTAAAGCAGATATGTCTGCAGCAGTATAAGGGGCAACGGTAATTATACCAGTAGCTAAGTCAGATGCAGTTACAACAGCTTTTATTTCAACTCCTGCTCCATCTAAAGCTACAATAGTAGCTCCTACAGATATAACATTAGCAACGTAATCTTTAGGATCAGCTGGTGCTAAATCTTGTTGTAAGTCAATAGTAGTTGTTCCGTTAGTAGTACATCCTTCGTAAGAAATATGTAATCTATTTTGCTCAGACCAAATTACTTGATCAGAACTCATTGGCATTTCTGCTCCTACCATTCTTAAGAATCCAGATAATGTTCTGTTTCCATAACGCTCTACTTCTTGTTCGTAGATCTCTGGTAGGTATTGTTGTGCGAAAAGTGTCTGTTCCAGCAGCACCGTCGTTAAACTTTAGATAATTGCTATCTAAAATCTCTTGTTTTTGAGATGGTTTCAATGAACCAAATTGTGGAGTTAAACTCATTTTGTTTAATTTTGTTAGTTAAATTTTCTTGTTTTTATCTTTAATTTTGAAGAATCAGCACCAGAAATAGCTTTAACCTTTAAACCATTAATAAACACATCACCACTGCTAGTTTTTCTAGGTTCTGATGAAATGTTTTTTGATTTAACCATAACATCCTTAACAGCATCAGCCTTGCCTTGCTCGTAAAAATGTTGTGCTATTAGTATCAGCGTTTCTAGCAGCGTATAAAGCTTTGTGGTAACCTTTAGTATCTTTAACCTCTCCTTTATCATTTAGGAACGTCCCAATGAAGTCAGAGATATTAGATTGTGCTTCTGCTACCTTTCGCGGATTTTTTACACTATACCTAAACTTACTTTCACCAACGTTGAAATCAAAACCTTTGAATTCGTCAGTTAACAGCTCATTAGTACGCTTTAAAAATTCCGAGTGTTTTGCTTTACCAGCTTTCTGCTCTTCGTTATATCGGTTAAAAAAGTCAGTGGCTTTTTGTTGGTCTTGAGTTACGCCTGGTTTCAACTTGATCTCATCGTAGTATTTACTCTTAGTTTCCTCTAAAAAGTTCCTAGCTTTTGCAACTTCTTCTTTAAATGCAAGTTTCTTCTTGCGTATGTCTCTTTCCTCATCTAGATCTTCGTCATATGAAAAATCTTCTAGCATGAGACTTATATCGTCACCTTCTAAGTAAGGTTTTGTTTGTTTATAATATTCTTTTAATAGTGTTTCGTTATCCACACTAGAGTAGTCAGCATTAAGCCTGACGTAATCATTTATGTTACCACCAGTCTCTTCCATGAAAGAAACTAACTTTTCGATGTTCTCTGGTAAAGGTTTACCAATTACTTTTTCATCTCTAATAGCTTCTTTGTACTCAGCTTCTACCTCCTTAACATCTTCTTCTGTTTCTTCAACTAACTGTATAGGCGAGTCGCTTTCAATAACTTCAGCCACTGGCTTTTCAATAGCAGGCGAATCATCTTCTTTTATTACTACTTTTGTAACCTCTGGCTCTGTATCTATCAAAGGTTCTTTCATGCTCACCTTGGTAATATTGTTTTCTGGTGTAGCTAATTTTTTAGGCGTATTTCTTTTTTTTAATTTAAATTCACCCTCTTGTTTTACTGTTTGTTCTGACATAATATAATAATATAAAATTAATAAAGTTTTTTATCTAAGTTAGAATTGTTCTAATCCAAAACCGCTTAGTGAGTCAACATTTGAAGACTCGAAATTCTTTGGAAGCTCGTCGTTTTTACGTTGTGCTATTAGCTCTGATTGCTGAGTAGCTTGTATTCTAGTTCTTTCGTCCTTACGATCTTCTATATCTTTTTCTTTTCCTTTTTCAGCATCAGCTTTTACTTTAGCTAACTGAACGTTATAGTTAAATTCTTCAGCCATTATCTCTTTCTTAATCTGAGCCTCAGCTTGCATACGCTGCATTTCAAATTGAGATTTACCCTTGTTCTATTTGAAGAGTTGTTTGAGCTAACGCTTGTTGCTTCTGCACTTCAGACATAGCCGCTTTCTCAGCCGCTTTAGCATTGGCTTGAGATTGCGCCTGTATATTCTCCATTTGCGTTTTTCTATCAGCCTCTATCTTTTGCTTACGTTTTATCTTAAGCATTTGATTAGCTAACTTTATGTTAGATATTTGTCTTAAATCTATAACGTCTTCAAGATCTATACCTCCAGACTGCAATGCTATTTGGATATTCTTTTCAAGAACTTGTCTTTCATCTTCATCAGGCTCTAAGTCTAAGAATATACCAAACTCATGCATGTTTAATTTTTCTACTTGCTCTAACGTATTTACGTTAAAACTACTTATGGAGTTCATTAGTGCATTTTTTGTTAAAGGGAAGTTTAACATATCTGCCGCTCTTAAACTTATATTCTCACATATTCTAACGGTTATATACATTAGAGACTGTAATATATGTTTTGTGGCAGTGTTAGATGCAGCTGCAGCTAATTTTTGTAAACCTACTAATGAATCCCTCGCTGGTTGACTACCGTCTCTAGCTTCATTTAAACCCGTCACGTCTCTTATCATTTGTAAGTAATATTGATAAGTTTGTATAAGTGCTTGTATCTTGCCTATACCTGACGATGTTTGTAGTTCTTGTATTGGTACTTTACCTCTGTTTATATCCCCATCTTGAGTAAGTGATCTACCTACTATACTACCAGTCTGGAAGTACATATTAAGAGCTTCTTGTGGATTATAATTTGTTCCATTACCAAGATCAACCTCAGCTAATCCATCAACATCAACAAACACACCATCTGGCACCATACGAGCTAATACTTGTTGTATTTTTAAGTGAGTTAGTTGTATCATATCAGCAAAACCAATAGTCTTACTAACTATACTTTCAACTCTACCCTTGTACATTCTAGGAGCAGATATAGTATAATTCATATTAACTCTAGTTTGATCACTAAAAGGTCTAGTCATATTTTCTGCAAGCTCCCACTTTAGCATTTTTTCATAGCCCTAGTATTTTAGCGCCACTGTATAACACTTCTATAGATCTACTTACTCTATTGAAGTTATCACTCTCAGGTGGGTTAAACGTGTCGTCTTTTTCTAAAGCTTTTTCTAAACCTTGATCAGTTTGCTTTATCTTAAATACTTGGTTGCTGTATGTTTTATACTCAAAGTATAATACCTGAACATTGTCATAGTTACCATCCTGAGTGCTATAATTTCTAGTCATGGTAGAGTCGCCTGGGTACTGCTGTATCTCTATAAGATCTTTATCTGTCAAGCTTGGAAATTGTTTCTTAACCTCTTCTAGCGGTACGCTTTTCACTTCTCCAACGTAATATATATCTTCAAAGTTTGGATCCTCTGTGTAAGAGTGAACTAAGTTAACTGGATCTACATAGTCAACAGTAACTCCATTAGCTAAGTTGAAGTCAGTTTTACTAGCACCTATACCTAATACAACTAGATCGTGTGCTACTCTTTTCTTAACTTCTTCGTACTTGTTATAATCTAGTACGTTATTTATAAGCTTCCTCTTCAGCTATCTCTATAGCTTGCTTATATGTAAGTTGCATGTGCAACTCTAATTCTTCCTTGCTCTTTCGGTAATTGGTCTTTGGGTGTATTAGTTCTACTTAGATCTATACCAAAGTTTTGCTGAGCTTCTTGTATTATGTTCTGTGAAAAAGCATCCTCTGCTAGATCAGTAGCGTGCTGTGTTCTTTCTTTTACAGCAAAAGGATCTGATGCAAATGATTTTATTTCATAGCCTTTATCTGTCATACCATTAACAACAATGTCAACAAATTTAGATAAAACAGCTACAGGTTTCCAGTCTAGGTTTAAGTAGCTTAAGTCACCATTTATAGATAACTCGTCTTTGTACTTTTGAACGGATTGTTCTCCTCTAGCGTACAATCTTAACTTATGAAAATATTGCCAATTGCTAGCAAATCTACCACCTATATTAGTACCTCTATCTCCTTTAAACCATTCATTCTCTATAGCTCTACCGACAGCATAACCATACTCTAAAGTTTGCTTTTCCGCATCTGGTACTACCTGACTAGGGAAAGAGCTATTTGTATTAGTATAAATCATTTATTTTATTATTTTTGAAATATTTCCATTGTTATCATAACGGTTGAAAGATAATTGAACTTTTCTTTTTTCTGTTTTATAAGCTGGTGAATACTTGTTTTTATTACAAGCCATTGCAGCAAGACCAGAACTTATAGTAGCATCATGCTTTGTTCTATTATTAATATTGAATCTAGCCCAGTCCTCTAATGTTCTTTGTAAATACATTTGTCCGTAACCTTCACCCGTAAAACCAACATAATCTTCTATGTATGTCTCTATGGACGCGGCGTGTGCTTGCTTTATATCTTCACTAGAGTTTGGTATTCCACCTATTTCTTTCTCAGTAACCGAAAGTTTGTTATACAACTTGTCAGGTCTATTGATAGAGAAGTTTCTATAACCCCTTCTTTTTAAATAATATAACAATCTAGGTTTGTTGTTCTCAGCTAATATAGGCATACCATAGAAATGTAAAGCCATAAGCACATCTTCAAAGAATATCTCAGCTGTTTGAGGTCTAGCTATATATTCTAGGAAAAACATATTAGATGGAGCATTGTCCATATTAAATTTAGTTAAACCATGTAAAGCTCCGTTAGATCCTCTTTTATCAACTGTACCTGATATATCGTAGCTGTCACACCCAAATGCACCTATATGTTCGTTGCCAGGGTATTTAAGCCCGTTTTTTACTATAACATTATTCTGTAGGTTAGCTGATGGAACCCATGAAACATAAAACCTACCATTATTGTTTGGCTTAAACTCAACCACGGTGTCCTTAACATCACCTCTCCAGTGGAAACTACCTCTAGTTACTAGACTTTTATTTTTAACCTCTTCGTTATAATCTATTTGCTCGTATATCTTGGTTAGGTTGTATAGAGATAGTTTAGCTTCATCTCTAAAAGCATGCTTTTCAGTTCTTGGAAATTGTCTGTAATATTCGTTTAAACCATCTTGATCGTTTTTTAAACCATCAACTTCATTTTCCCAATGCTCTATTACTCCTGTAGTTATTAGCTCACCTGTTGGATCTTTAATCTTTTCACTTGGCGTATCGAATACAGGTACTCCATAAGCGTCGATGAATCCTTCGTAATTCCATTCCATAGGTATGAACAAAGAATATAGTCCTGAGCTAGTCTGCCCGTTGCGGTTTCTCTCCCTGACGTCTGAAGCATAATATAATTTTTTAAAATTAGCACCACCTTTATCTAAAGCATTTGATGTTGAACCCATCATACACTTACCTACAATTCTTTTACCTAGTCGTAAACATGTTTTTGTAACCCTCCAGTTGTTTAATATATTGTCAGGTCTTTCCCATTTACCACTTTCATCATGTACTAATATCTTTAGTTTTTCCCCATCGTACGAGTTGTCCCCGGTGTTCTTCCAGTCGATCGTGGTATCAAGACCTTGCCTCTCCTCGGAAGCAATACCTTCGTCGAGTTTCTTACGGGTAAGTTTGGAGGCTGGGACTCTATAGGCGAGCTCCGTCTTCGGCCTGTCCATACCGTCCTGGATTGGTTTGAAGAAGAAGGGATAATTAACTGAGATGGGTACCACTTTATCAGTAAACATCTTTTTTGCATCCTGACCAGACTTTGATAAAATTCCGAACCTTGAGTCTGTGGATATTGTAGCGAGATTAACCGCTTCGCTTGACGCCATGAAAGAAAACCCTGACCGTCTGTTCTTAAGATAGCACATTCCGTAGCAACGTACATCTGATTTACAAGCTTCCCAGAATATGAAGAATAATCTGTTTGATTCCCTATAGTCCGCTGCCCCAACATCAATCTTGGACCACTGCAAGAACATATAGTGAGTGCCAGTAATATAATTAGCAACACCGTTGTTTTTGAACCAAAAACCTTCTTCACGTCTTTTAAACTCTTCATCAATATAGTCATACCATTTTTCTTTAAACGCGTTAGGATATTTCTCCCAGTCAAACACACTTTTTATTTTCAATAGCTCTTTGGGGTAGTTTAACTTTTCCCACTTCTGCTCTGCTCTTTTATTTGAACGCTTATAGACTTTCTCAGGTTCAGATGGCAAACCTATAACTAGGTTTTGTATTTGTACTACTTCGCCTAAAGTACCGTCTTTACTTATTATAACTATATCATGATCTTCATTGTAACCATAGCTCCACTTCTTATGTCTGTTATTTTTCTTTACAACTGATGGCTTAATGTAATCATCTAACGTTTTTACTAATGTTTGCTCGTACATCACTTAGATCTCCCTTCCGCAAAACCCTTAAAAGGTTTTTCTTTAATGTTGTCGTTTATCATACTTTTCTCTTCCTCAATACGTGTTAGTATTTCAAAAGCATCAAATATAGCTAGCTTTTTTGTAGCTGCTGCATTTTTTAATCTGTCAGCGGTTATGTCGTCACCTGAATCTACTATAGGCTCTTTAGCTACCTTTATTAATTCCTCAACTGCTTTTTGCCCAGCTTGGATTATACTGAGCTTTGTTTTTTTCGTGCTCATATTTAATTACAATATCTTTTGATTTCATACAATATAATAATTCATCGTTAACGACAAATTCAAATTCGCTGTTAGGTGTAAAGCCTATAACATCTCCTTCGTTTATTTTAAGAGCTTCTAAGGAACTATTACCATACTTTAGTATTCCAACATGGTTTTTATCTTTCTTTAGCTCTAACTCATCCTTATTAAGTACAGGCGCTACAAAGCATCTATTATTAAAAGGTTTCCACGAGTTATCCCTACCATACAAATATATTTGATCTAATTGACAAAAATATTTATTATCTTTAAAGTACTTACTACTATTTACCTCTTTACCTTTTTGGTTATAGTATCTTCTAAATACGTTGTGGTGAATAATAACCTCATCACCTATTTTTATAGGGGTTTTGAAGGCTATTGGCACAGATATCACTCTAGCTTTATTATTTATAAACTTGTGACTTTCTATTTTAGAATTTAAAACTAATTTCTTATCACCTATTTTTAACTCGTTGTCGTATCTCTCTCCTATTGGCTCTACAATAAAGTCGTATACACTTCTCATTAATACTGAAGATCGTATTCAATGGATATTGCCATGTTAGAATTAAACTTCTTCCATGGCATTACCTCATTGTTTTTTTTGATGTGTATATTATAAGAGTTATCTTCTTCGCTCAGCAGTATATAAGCTATCTTGTGACCGCCATATACTTCTTGACCTACAGAGTAATGCATTGCATCATTCTTATAGTCTGAACCTATACTTATTTTTCTTATAACAGAACCCATTAGTCAACTACTTCAAGAGTTTTTGTATCTTTAGCTTCCACTTTGTCAAAAGATCCATCAGCTAAATTGATGGTTATATCACCATATTCTTCTTTTAGCTCTTTTTTAATTTCCTCTAATGCTTTAGCAGCTTCAAAATGTGCTCCTAAAAATTCAGCTTTTCTGGTTTCTAAAAAACCTATCTCAAGCAGTATGGCGTTTATTTTTGCTTGTGATTTTTTTACTGAATTTAATTGTTCTTCTGTTAATTTTCCCATTTTATTTAATTTAATTGTTTATTTTTATATATAATTACACCGTTTACCTATTAATTACTTCTTAAATAAAGGTCCTAGCTTATCTACTATTTTCTCACCACTTCTACCTATCACATAACCTCCAATACCTATTTCTAGTAAACCCCAGAATTGAGGTTCTAACGTAGGTGTTATCAGTTGTGCCGATAATTGTGATATGAATTTTGTATATATTATTATAAAACCAAATGAAAGCATTAGTATTGGTCTCCAGCTTCTCTGTAACCAATTACCGCTAGCTTCAGCTACAATAATCTCAGTCTGCATTTTTTGCAACTCTAACTGAGCATCTTGTAGTACTTTGAATATTTCATTTCTAGCATTTAATCTTTCTTCTTCGCTGGTAAATAGTTTGTCAACTACATCCCCAACTTGCTTAAAGACCTTAGTACTGAAAAATTCTAATATTTTTTTCATTATTTTACTTCAAAAATATTACCACTGCTGTCGTAGCCGTATTTTATTTTTTCTGTTGTAATTGGAACTGAATATCCTTGACCTATCGATTGTGAGTATCTTTGTGCTTCTCTTCTGGGGGTTTTATAAACCGTAGATCTATTCCCTTTTCTACTAAAAACATCACCTGTTTTTGGATTTATACCAACAACCTTATAGCCCATTCCGATCTTTTCTCCTATTTTTACGGATCTAGTATCTAAATCACGTTTCTTATGCTCTGCTTTTATCTTTTTTTGAGCCTTAGCGTTAATAGTGTTAAGCGCTTGTGCTTCAACACTATCACCTTTCATTTTATCGGCATCACCAAGAGGCTGGTAGCCTGGCAAGCCAGGTTTTTTACTAGATTTAGTTGCTTTAGGACTACTAGGTCCGGCGGGATCATCATCAGTTAGGTATATAGGCCCTGTCTTGTAAAAAGGCGGTTTTGATTCGTTTTTTAATTTTGCCATTTTTTAGTTTATTTATGAATTTCTATACGCCTCTTTTTCCCAGGCTAAATTAGGAGAGCCTTCACTCATTTGAGCTCTTGAATATTTTTTACCCTTCCAATAAACGTAATTATCATCGTAATCTAAATCACCACGTCTCATTTGATCTATATGCACCATTTCATGGTCTATAACATCTTGTTCCTGAAAAGGGCTTAGATTATTGTTTAATATTATGGTACCGTTTTTATTGGCCTTACCTAGAACACCATTTTCCATATCAACCCTATATATAGGTGTGTTATCACTTGAATAAGGTGGGTTGTCCAGTTTAAATGCCATATATTATTTTTTATAAGGTAATATCTTATTTAATGCTTTTTTCTAGCAGCACAACTGCAAGGGATGTTTAACCCCTTGCTAACTGTGTCTACCATTTCTAACTTGGGTTTGTGATTATATCTCCAACACCTTCCATACCAGCTGGTGTGATTTCAACAACTCTACCTCCTGGATTTGATGTTAAAGCGTCGTTAATAGCTTTTTCTATAGCTATTGCACTAACACCGAAATCTGAACCTACACTTTGTACGATGAAATAAGAGCCAGTTGACGTGTACAAATACACTTTATCATCTCCAAGTCCATCTGGAACAAAAACAGCGCGAAAAATATCGTCTGCGTTAAACACAGCTGTCTTTTTGCTTCCGTATTGCTCATAATTAATTTTTAATCTTTGTGACATAATTTTTTGAGTTTTTTGTCGTTTATATTATTTTTTAGGTTTATACAGTCCTATCTGTTTTATTTATTAGATTTTTTAGCTATTCTTTTTTTAAGTCTTCTCTCTCTACGCTTTAATCTCATAGCTTTTGAAGTGTTACCATCTTCTAGTGCTTGTTTACCTTTTTCTCTAGTTTTTGCTATTCTA